CTTCCAAGGAGTAAACACTTCTGAGTCATCTGCCCATCTTACTTCAGTTTCAGTATCAACAAATTCTCCACCGGAAGGTTCCGGGCCGAGAGAACCAATAACAGATGAGAAAACTCTAACAGTTCCTTCTCTCCCAAGATCAAATTCCTCAGTTGTATAAATACTTTCTGGAAAAGGATTTTGAACAAAATTATCAAAAATATCAAAATTATCCCCACCAGAACCAGTAAACTCTGCTCTATTTTGACTAGCAGGAACAAGAACTCCAGTGTAATGTCTTATAAAATGGAGCTTTGTTCCAAACCATTCTGGAGCATCATCCTCACCTTTAACTGTTGGATTGAAAGTAGTAACAACAATATTCGCTGAATCTGCATTGACTGATTCATTCCCAGTAGTATCAACAGCTTTGATGAATATTGTCCAATCTCCTGGAGGAATTGCAGCAGTGGTATGACTTGTTCCACTTGAAATTTGAGTTAAGAAGAAAGCAGAGTCATAGTTTATTCCTATTCCTCTTATTCCAAATTTAATGTTATATCCTTTTAAATCTTTATCTTGAACTTGAGTCCAAGTGAGAAGAACATTTGCTTCATTTTGAGATGCAAAGAATCCTGACACGTTACCAGGTGGGGCAGTTTTCCCAATTACAACATGATTTAGAGAAGAATGATAAGCACTTGTTACCCCAATAGTATTCCTTGATCTTATTTGTACATCATAAGAAACACCATCCTCAACGTCAAGAAGGAAAAACTCATTCTCACTTCCTACAAGAGTTGGGGCATTAAGCCAATCAGAATCAGCAGATTTTTTAAATTGAACTTCTATTGTTCCACCAGATTTTACATATTCATCAGCAGGAGAAACAAAAGTAGCATGAATCCTTGAAAATATAGTCCCGTCAAGTCTAATAAAAAGATCATTAGTTCCACTGGTTAAAGCTAAGCCGGTTGGTGCTTGGATTCTAAAAGGATTCGGGAGAATTGAATTTCTAGTTGTAACGAAATCTGTCTCATCAAGAGTTTCATCCCAATCATAGATTCCAGGATTAGTCTCTCTCAACTTCATTCGATAATTAACTGCTCCCGTGTCTCCAATCGTCAGCCCTGCATCTGTGATTTCGAAATCTTTTGCACTAAAACCAAGCCTCTCATTTGTATATTGAATAGTATCTGGAGGTTGACTCTTGAACATCGTCAACTTTCCTTGAAGATCAATAGAAAGAGATTCTAAGATCTTATTCAATTCAATCTTTGCAAGCCTTTGAGCGGTTGAAGGACTAAGAGTCCAAGGAAAACTAAGATCTTTTATATTCTCTCTTCCTTGATCTCCAGAAAGAGCTCCAGCACTAGAAACTAATGGAAAACTTGTTGGCTGCCAATTATCGAGAGGAGAAACGAATGTCCCTCTTATTCCATTGTAATTATCTCTGCGATCAATTAGATTTTGAGCCTTGAAGCCAGCAGACATATCACTCTCATCATAGGTCTGAGTTGGGGTAATATATGCTCCGGCAAAGATTTCCCACTTTCCACCAACACGAACAACTTTGCCCGCCATAGAAGTAAGAAGTTCTCTTAGTAATGCAGCGGGTTGTTTATTAATTTTGAAAGATCCATTTGCTTCATATCTTCTTTCAGTTCCAATGGCCGGTAATGCAACAACAACATCTTCATCACAAATATCTGCCGCTGCTATTAATTTAGATTGATTGATTTCCTCAACTGGAATTTCCATTCCATAGCTTGAATCCATTAAATAGTCCGTTATTATCAATGCAGGATTTGAGGAAAAGGCAATATCCGTTGATGGATCTCCACCAAGTCTCGGGTCCCAAATCTTCTTTCCTTCTACATCAAAAGTAATGTTTGGAATTCCATTGGGATAAACATCACGATTCCATTTGAGACGAACATGAGCATAAGCCTTTCCCCCAAGCTTATGATCAGTTGACCAGATTCCTGTATCACCAACAGCACCAATAATTGAGTTCAAAGCAGATTGACCACTTGATCCATGTCTTTTATTCACAGTAAGATGGCCTGAGTAATCAATTATTTCTGAATCAAGCTTCATCTCAAAATCACCAGTTCCTCCAGATGTTAAATTAATAACATGGGTTGGATTGCTTTCTGTTGTAAATCTTTTACTTATTTGAAATTCATCGAGATCAAGTTTAATGATGAAATAAGGTTGAGAATCGATAATACCACCTGGAAGTGTTCCACCAGCTACGAGTTTAAATCGAATCCTCTGATTTGTTGCATAACCATGAGCGGTGAATAAGAATTTGTTTAGTGAAGTATTTACATCAGAAGAATCTAGAAGTAATGTTTCAGGAGGAGCAAGGGCTTGTCCATTAAGACCTAAAATCTCAACAGGTTGTCCATTCATATAAATACGAGTAGGATGTTCAGTTATAGAAGAACTTCCTCCAATTGTTTCTACTTCATGTCCCGCCAAGACAATAACCAAATTTAAAATTTCATCAGTATCCCCAGTTAGATGGATGAAAGCATAAACCCCACCAACTCTATGTTTGCCATAGATAACTCTCCAGGGCTCTGTTGCACCTTTATGGGTGATTGATCTATTAACTATGGATGCTTCAATAGCTGGAGTAGAGCCAAGAGTAGATAGAAAGAGACCAATTCCTAATTGGATAACCCAGGCTCCCGCATTGGGACTACCACCTGCGGTAGCAAGAATAGTACCAGCAATAATTAAGCCAGCACCTAAGGCTCTTCTAGTTTCTTTATGAGTCGGAAATCCCATTAACCAATCCTCCAGCAGCATTCACATTCTAAAATATCAATGAAAATAAGTTCATCAGCAACTGAGACAATTGCCACTTTATCTCCAATGCAGATTCCAAGGTGTTCCCCTTTCATATCATTCTTATAAAGAACAAGATTTCCTCTCCCAACTTTTCTCATTTCTCGGCCCTTCTCTCCAATAATAATCTCTGTGATCTCTTGAAGAGAAGAACCACCAATTTCTTTCCAAAGTTTTAAGTATCCAATCTTTGAAGAATAGAAACCTTTAATTCTCTCTCCATAATCAATACCATAAATTTCTTTTATGACATTGATTGCAAAGAGAGCACAATCGTGTTCTCCAAGTTTATACTTTTTAAATCTTGCTTTCTCAATCTCTTTTGAAAGCAAGGAATCAAAATTTCTGGTCATTCTCCTTCCCCTGGGTCATGTTCAGAATCTGGCCAAGGATCAGATCCTCCACCATCTGTTGGTTGACTTGGATCTCCTAAATCATGAACCTGTTGTTTCTCAGCAGTGACTTCTGCAGCAGCCTCACTTGCATCTCTCTGAGTTCCTCCATCACTTCTACTATCAGTGGCATTTACATCTCCGCCACCCCAAAAACCATTCCACTCTTGAATAGCTGCAACGTGGATGAATCCTAAATCACCTGGAAAATCTGATTGCTGGTCTTGATCTGTATATCTTCGAATCCTAGGTTGTTGTAATTTGATTAGATCATTCTCTGCATAAACTGTGATGATTGCAGAATCTCCACCTTCTCCAATCACAATATAATTCACCAATCCTTTAAAGAATTGATAAGGGTCAGTTATGATTGCTCCAGAAGAATCAAGGAACCCAAAATAACATCTAACTGGTTTATTCTGTCTAGCCTCATTCAAGGCCAAAGATATATAAGCAGGATTTACTCCAGTCAAAGAAAGAGTCAATCCAGTAGCATTGACTCCGGTTGTCTCTCGGGCCGGTTGAATCATCAAAAGATCCCCCGCCCCAATCCATGTTTTAGAGTCCCAACTTATATCTCCAACTCCACTCCAAAGGTTTAAAAGCCCGGAAGCAAATTCAACCTCGACAAAGAATACAAGATTAACTTGACCCTTTGATAGTTCACTTGAAACTCCAGCTGTTAGTCCTGATCTCATAATGCCTCTATTGCACTGAAGCCAAAACCATAGAAAGCACTTATTCCAACCTCACTTAGATTAAGATTAGAAGAGAGACGGAAAAGACCTTTTGGTTCACTAACAACAATGACCGCACTATTCGCTGGACTCTCTCGAAGGCGGGGCCATATATCAAGAGTTGCAAGACCACCACTATCACTATTTACATCATTCAAGTTCTTATAAAGCCTAGAAGTTAAGCCCGTCCCAATTTGAATATAATCACCAGCCTTCAAAATTCCAGTAATTTCTGTAGTCCACCCTTTAGTATCTAACTCTTGACCAGTTTGACCTGCACCATCTACTAAAGGAGTTCCTGCGGCAATTCCTCTTGGAAACTTTGCTCCTAAATCTCCCATCAAGAAAGTCCCTTGCTTTCCATTCAATTTAAGAAAGAAGGAACGCCACTCTTCAGCACTTGCTCGCTTCATTGGTGCTAGAGTAATCCCAGCCAACCAGAGCATCCCTTGATGAGTCTGAATCTGTCTTTCAAAGGTAAAGGGAGAGACAGATTCAGCATTAGCGGACTGGGTTGTCAAAGAGAATCTTACAAATAGCCCAACCGTCGGTAACGCTAATGGATAGGTAATTGCCATTTAAACTTCCTTTCATTTTCTGAACGCCTAGTTCATTTTCAATTGAAACTTCTAACGGCGACGACTTCCTTCAAATCTTGTGTTCGCAATTCGTGCACTTTGCTGTCTATTCGCGATGGACATGGCACGGAGAACTCTTTGTTCGACTCCTGGATCAGAGGCTCTTGCATCTATATTTATGATTGTGTTGTTGGATGAGCCTCTAGAAAGACTTGAGGAAGAAGGTGGACGACTTAAGCCAGTTGATAGAGTTGAAGGCCCCGCAGGCCCAAGATCAACAGTGGGAAAATCTCCAGGTGCAGAACTTATATCACTACTAGGCCCCCCTTGACTAATTGAACCACTTCCAGCTATCATCCCAATAGTTTGCATTATCCCTTTGAAGATCAAAGCTTGCAAAGCAGCTTCCATCAATCTATCCCCAATCCTTGCAAGAACATCATTCAAACTTTCTCCTGCTACAATCCCCGCAGCCATTCCACTAGAAACTGTGGATGCAAATTGTTGTGCCGCCTCTGTATTCTGAGCTAATTGCATCTGCATCTTTCGCAATCTATTAGTGAAAGTTTCTTGGCCTATGAATCCTTCATCCCTCAATTGTTCAAGCCGGGCCAATTCTTCCCTGTAAGCTCTAAGAGCAGCATTAGTTCCTCCCCAAACATCTGCAGATTCCTCAATTGCTTGATTGGCTTCCTTGAACTTCTGTGTAAAGATTTTAACGTCAGCAGCTATTTGCCTAGAAGCAGCATCATTCGCTAGATTTGTCAAAGCTACATTAAGAGCCTCAATAGCCTCAGCAGCTTCAAGTGAAGAACCCCTCTGTAACTTTTGTGCTGCTCTAACAGATTCAAGTTCTGCATTTAATCTGCCAAATCCAGTTTCTTTTTCAATTCTTCCTAAAGCAGAACTTAAAAGATCTGTTTGTTTCTTTTGAAGGAATGTGGCATTAGCTGTTTTCTTTAATCCAACAGCAAGTTCTTCTGAGATTGATAGAATATCCTCACCCAATTTTGCATAAGTTCCCTTCAAAATCCTGAAAGATGTAACACCATCTTTTACAAAAACTTCCACTTTAGCTGCCGCACCACCAAAAGCTATCGCGAGTTTAATCATCTTCTCCTGTGTAGCTGTTACATTCGGGCCAAGAAGAAGAAGTTCATTGTTCATATCTCTTAAAGCATTTTGAACTTTTGGTGAGAGAGCATCTTCTTCACCTGGAGAAAAAGCATTAAACTTCTCAACAGAAAAACCTCTTTCTATTGCCAATTTAGCAGCTACATCTTCTAATTCTTTTAACTCCATTCTAATTTTTTGTATTTTATTTGCTAAAGGAGAAGTATCTATGAATTTTCCACCAAGGACTAATCCAGTTTTAATTTTCAGAAAACTATCTTCAAGTCCTTTTAACTCTCTTTTAACTCTTTTGATTTCCGCTTCTAAACCACTAGCTGATGTTCTATCAACTTCATCATTGAAAAACTTCATCTTAATTGCAACAGCACCAACCGCTGCAGCTAGTATAAGCCAAGGATTAGCTATTGCAGATACTATAGCCAATGCCTTCATACCCGCAGTAGCAAGGGTAACAGTGACAATCAAAACTTTCATAGCTGCAACAAGCTTCACAATCAATTTAATAACAAGAAGAATTCCAATAGTTGATGTAATAATATCTAAATTGAAGATGAACACCTCAAAAGTTTTTGTAACTGCTTTGATGATTTGACCAACAACCCTCAATCCTAAAGGCATACCTTTTAGACCCTTATTAACCTTTTCCAACTGTTTACTCATTCTCCCAAAACTCTCAGTAATTGGTTGAAGAATCCCACCAGCTTCTCCTGCAATTTCAAGGAATCTTCCAATTCTCTCAACAAGGGTATCAAAGGCTCCAGCAACCCCTGCGGCTTCTTTGACTCCAAGATCACCAAGTTTTTTACCTAATTTTTCTAAAATGAATCTTGTCGCTCTAGCCTCTTCCCCCATCGCGGCCAAGCCTTTGGCAACTTCTTCCTCTCTTGGTGTAAGTAGAGCAAGCTGCCTATTCAATGAACTTAGACCCTCTCCTGGGTCTTCCAAGGCCCGACCGATTCTTTTAGCTGATTGTACCAAATCTCCACCGAGAACTGTAGATAAACTTTGCGCAAGATTTAGAACAGTTTTGAAATTTTCTTTTGAGACTTGTCCAAAGAATAAAAGTGCAGATGATGCTTGCCTTGCAGTTTTAGCATTAGTGAGTGTAGCATCCGCTACTTCTTCTGCAAACTTATTAATTTCTGCTGCTGAGAATTCTGCTGATCGACCAGTAATTTCTAATTGAGCTTCTATCCTTCTAAACTGAACTTCAAAGACTGAGCCTGCTGTAATTGCTTTCTTGATTACAAACCCAAGCCCAATAACTGCTCCGATCATCCCTGCAATTGCAACAGTGTTTTTATTGGCCAACCCCGCAAATGCTGTGAGACGGGAGGCCACCCCAGACAAAGGCCCAAGAGCAAGAGTCACAGATTTAGTAAGATCTTGCATCTTATTCCTAAACAATTTAGTCTCTGTAGCTGCTTTTGTCAGTTCTTGTTTTCTAACAGCTGAATTGAAAGTTGTAAGCCTTCTTCTCGCATCATTACTCGTTTTTGCCAATCTAGCCTGAGCCGCTGAAAATGCTACTGTATTACCACGAGCTGCTTTTATTTGTCTCCTGAATTGCCGTGTTGCTTCTCCAAGCCTTCTAATCTCAGAACTAGAAGCACCAGCCCGTCGCATTGCTGCCACTAAATTAAGCGTTTTATTCTCAGCAGCAGCAAGAGCTTTTGATTCTTTTAGAAGAGCAGACTCTTGTCTTTTCGCAGAATTAGTAGCTTTGTTAGTTTGAGTAGAAAGATTCTTAGAAGCCTTTGCAGCCTTCCCAAAGGCAGCTTCCATCTTTTTACTTTGATTACTAACACGAGTTGAAAGACTGCGAATAGCAGTTGCTACCTTTCGCAACTCACCAACAACCTCAGTAAGTCCCTCAGTATTAGCACCAACTGCTACACTCAGACTTCCAAGACTTCCTCTAGGCACACCTTTTGCCACAGTTATCTCCTTCCGCGCTTATGACTTGAAACGGGCCTATTCGCTCGTCTCATCTCTTCTTTATACCGAATGTTGAAGAAGGCTAACCAATCAGCAAACTCACTAAGTGACATTTCTTCCTCAACCTCCCAAGCAAACTTTCCAATCTTTTCAGCGACAGCTAAGACAGATTGTCTATAGCTGTCTCGTTGGAGTTTTTTTCGGTTGCCTCTTGATCAGAGTTCATCATATCCATTGCTATTTCTGAAAATTCCCCAACAAAACCACTTCTCGGGCAACCTTCAAGAGAGGCATAATCTTCTTCTTCATACACCTTCTCATCTGTTTGAGGAACAAAAGCACAATGGATAACACTCCAGATCAAATACTTATCCATCTCCATTTTACCAGTTCCTCCATCAGGCTCCATAGTCATAACAGCCTTTAGGATCTGGCCCCAAACCTTGACTGAAGGTTCTCGAATCTCAATATCCAAACCATCAAATTTCACAATTTTAGATTTGAATACCTTATTCGAGCCAACCGTTTTTGCCCTGATTTTATTTCTTTCTTCACTACTCATGAGAAAACTCCCTAGTTAGATTTCCAGCTTTTTTAGGTTTTCAAACTTCTAACCTAAATCAGATTACGGGAAAGAAGTAACTTTACCAGTTCCTTGCAAAGAAACTGAAAATTCATTCATCACTTCGATTCCACCAGCCAAACTAATATCTGTCACATTAGCAAGGCCATCAAAACCATTAGTTCCATCAACTAAATACTGAACTTGAACTTCTGCTTGCGTCTGCCAGACGGTTAACAGATCTTGAATAGCTTGGCTAAGAGTTGAACCAACTTCATGGTTCCAAATGAATGGAGCAGCTTCAACCGTTCCAAGCCCAAGACCTTCAGGCACGTTCAACACGAAAGTGATTGTCTCTGTCTCACTACCTGCCACATCACCAGTTTGATTATCAGTGACAGCTTTGAAGAAACCCCGACAGAAAGAAAGATCATTCCCATCAGGATTAATCTCGATCACAATCTCAGCTCGATCAATCAAAAGTTGCTGAAAAGCATTTGAGACTTGGTAGAAACCACTGAGTTCTAGATTGACAGTCAGCAAAGTCTGCTCGAAGATATTAAAGCCAGAATTGGCTTGGGCATCTTCAAACGCAGTTTTATCAATCGTATCAGCAGTCTGTGTCAAGTTGAATGAATTGGCCTTACCAAAAGCAGCAAGCGGAAGATAGCTTCCATCTACTGTGATTGGCTCAGATTCAGAAGCCAAAAATTCTACTTGGCCAAGAAGATGATTAATGGTTTTAACATTCCCTGCTGGAATAACAGGCTCTCCAGAATCACCATCATGGAAAACCAATGCCACGCCTCTATCCCAAAGATTCTTTGTGGCATCAGTCATCTTATAAAGATTCCCAGAAACATTTGTCATAGCCTCACCAGTGAAACTAGTCGAAGTCCCTTGTTTCTTCAGAGTCGCAACATAACCAGCAAACCCTTTATAAAGAGCATTTGCGGTTATGCCCCAATTTATCAACCCAGGTTGATTTGATTGGAAAATCTGACCAAAGATGGTATCATCTATCTGATTACCTTCTCTGTTCAAATCCGCCGTATTCCCGGGCAAAGTATTGAAGCTTGAACCACTTGCAGTCAGCGCAACTTTTACAGTTTTTGCAGCCATTCTTTTTTCTCTCCATTAGAGTTTCTTTTCTGTTTCAATCTAGAAGGCTTCTCTATTCCCGCCAGAAGCCATTTCCCTAACCAATTGCCAATTACTTACAATCAGTGGACGGTTGTTTTCATCCCTTCCAAGAGCTATCATTTCTCCTATCTGAACAAACAGAACATAGTCAGTTCCATTTAAGATTTGTGGTTGAGCCCCAAGAAGAATATCTTTTATTTCTTGTGCTTTTATCCATGCGTTTTGATAGTCATTCACTGCTCCACGAACTCTGACTTGAACCTGTGGCTCGTCTCTTAAGAACTTAGGATTTGGGGCAATCCCTCCAGTATCATAAACTGTGATGGTTGCATCAGGTTCTGAAGGTTCCATCCCAACAAAAATATCTGTTCCAACAGTTCCAGCCCCTTGAGCTTCTAAGAAGGCAGCTATATCAAATGATGGAGGATTAAGTGCCATGTTTATCTAACCTTTCCTTTGCGTGCAGTTCTTCCACCTTTTTTAATTCCTGCATGTTTCCTGAGAATTGCAATAAGTTGAGGTATCATTTCATTAATTGCAGTCGTCAAGAATTTTGCCTGAGTCGGGCTTTTATGATTTTGATCAACTCTCTCATGAACAAAGACTGCATGTGGAGCCTCATTATTTCTATCAAAACCAACCATCATAAATGGATTGATTCCATCTGGTTTCGCTGGATTAGCAGCTGCACTAAGACTCTCAATAAATCCACTTGCACGCAAAGCACCTGTATCTATGGGGGTCAATTCAAGAGCTCGATTGAGCAATTTCAAAGCTGCAATCTCAACTCCTCGATTCACACCCATCTCAATGCCAGCAAGTTCTCTTTTGAAATTGAATTCTATATTCTTCAAATCTCGATCAAGATGTTGTTTACTTATTCGAAATGCTCGAGATGATTTGTTAACTTTACCTGGCATTGTTCCTCTCAGTTGAACTAAAGAATCGCAACTCGCTCGAACCTTCTTCCATTTAAAGAAGGAGTTTTCTTGAAATCTTGAACTTCATTCGCCCCATCTACAGTCACAGGAGAAGCAGTTGTATCAATCCCAAGAAATAAATAATCCCCTTTCTTTACATCAATAGCTAAGAAAACCATTGCATTTGCAACTATCTCTCGGCCATCTAAATCCTTTCTTAGAACTGCTCGTTCTTCCCACCTTCCTTTTATCACTATGGGAGTAGAATAAGTCAAGTTCCCATAATCATCTTTGGCTGCAGCCTGCCTCCAAAGAGTTACTTTCTGTCTAAGATTTTTGGTCAAAAAACTCATCGTTCACCCTTTAAATCTTAAGTTAGAAAATCGCATTCACTTTAAATGTATCCTCAGAAGAAGTCCATGTTCCTGTTGGAAGAACCACTCTTCCTCTTATCTTCCACATGCCAACTTCATCTAAATCTCCATCTACTGTGATGTATTCAATCTCTCCATCTACTGTTCCAGAAGCAGAAGGAATCGAAGCTGTCTGAACGACTACTGCTCCACCAGGTTTCTTGAACCGAATCTCAAGAATTGTTGCTCCCTCTAAATCAACTTCTGGAGGTGTTTGATTTTCATCTACTAAGAAAACTGTGAACTTAGTTCCAATATCATTCTGGTGTATTTCATCATGCATTTTAGAGTTCCAAGTTAAATGAATTGTTTCTTCCTATTTCTCTTTCAAAAGAAAGATTCTTTCTTATCATCAAATTTGATTTGGGAGATTGATTCACCTTTTGAATGTAAGATGGATTTTGGGCCATTTTCAAATTGAATCTTATAATCTCTGAATCTGTAATAACTCCAGTAACTCCTATGTTGCCAGAAGCAGATCCAATAATAGCATCTATATCTCCAGTTCCAATACCTATTTGGCCATGTGTTCCAAATGCTACTCCGATAAGAGCATCAAGAGTTCCATCACCTGTGCCGGTAAAGCCTCCAACCGACACCAATTCAAGTGACCATGAAGCAAATCCGCGATACACTATGGTGTGTTCCGGCACTTGAAAGACTGCGGCATCAACATCAACATCCGCTTCCACATCTGCAGTAGTTGGAAAACGCGCTAAGGCTGGTGTAAAAAGAATGTCGGAATTATCGAATGAATCGGCAATAAAAGCGCCGTCATTCCCTTCTGGCACACTTATATCATCAACTTGTGTGCGAATAGTAACCGGGCCGAATTTTGCCGTACCAAATTCAGCTGACCCGATGAGAACACCGTTTCCTGTATCTGTTGGAGTGAATACCATATCAGCAATTTCGCTGAATCCAAGAGTTCCTGGGATTTCAACTTCGCTCCAAAATACCGCATGCTCTTTAAATGCGTTGAGACGCAGGGCAAATATCTTGCTTATGTCATGTTGGTTTTCATCCCCGACATCACTATCATCATTTGATTGCACAGTGAAGGTGTGTTCCGCAGTGGATAACGTGTAAGGCCGTGCCAACATCCATGATATTAATTCGGCTGTATCTTCACCTTCTTGTGCTAGATCAGGTACAATCTCTGTGTCTGAATCAAAGTTTATTCGATAACGCCATTCCTTCGTGGTGTTATTTACTATCACGCCGCCCCCTGCCAAAATTAACCAATCGTCAGACGCGTTTCCAGGTGTAAATGTTATTGATGCCTGATCCTGCCATGTTGAAATGGTGGGGTGATCTTCGGTTGTGGTGTCCTCGCCATAGTACCAATCCGTTTCCGTCAATTCGTCCAGATTTATTGCAAAAACTGTAATCGTATCTGCTAGTACAATTTTTGTCGCATCGGTGAAGTTCTGAATATCAAATGTTACGTCCTCGGCAGTTGCCGCCGTTGTGAATTTGTGTAAGAAAATGTAACTATAGCGGCGAGTTGGAAGAGAACTTGCTGGCTCCTGAATATGCAACGCTCCTTTTGGCGTCACCCCTCCGATCTGTGTGCGCCAGCCGAAAAGCTGGCTAGTGTTGTTGCCTGTTACCTGGGCTCGCACCAACATAAGATAATTCGTGGAATCTTCAAACGAGGCCCCCGGAACAGTAAGTGCGGTCAGCCAATTTAAGTCTCCTGTATGTGTCTGCGTGGTATTTTCCTCTGCGTAGACTGTGCTGAGTTGAGCCATTAGGAGCCATCCTTCTGGATGTCGTCAGAAAAAACCGACATAAGTTTGGCCTCTTTCGATCCCCACCGTTCCCATTCCGCTATTTCCACAGTCGTCAAGTAACTTGTTAATTTCGCGAGCGCATCGGGTGGCACAATGTAGCGTTTTCCGTTGTCAAATTCGACGCGAGCGTGAGCAGGTGCTGTGAAATCAACGCCGATATATGTTCCGCCGTGGTATTCCTGTTTGCACGCCTTACAGAAATTGCGGATTGTCTCAAACCTCGTTTCCGAGAAAGTGTAGTCCGCTTTCTTTCCTTCAGGTGTCATGATTGTTAGTTGAAACATTACACATCTTCTCCTGTCAAAAGCACATTCAAGATTAACCAGCCGGAACAGTTACAGTGAAACTAGTAATATCAACCGGTCCCCCGATCACAATAGCCACACTATTCAGAATAATTGTGGCTGCTGCTATTCCCACATCGCAGTCAAAAATTGTATTACCGTCACTGTCCTCAATCCGTGCCCAGGTTGCTGTACCTGTATCGTCCGCTGAAGAATCTTCTGTAATCGCGCTAAAAGTAAGTACACCAGCGGCTGCCCCTGGAGCAGAAGGATCATTGAATGTAAGTTGAGCCAATAAAGTTGTACCAGAAGGAAGAGAATCATCTGCATCTGCTGGTTGTGCTCCATCATAAATCTTGATAGTTCCCGGCCCCGCACCTGCATCAATATCAATCTGTATTTGCTGCACTAATTGATTGCGCGTTAAATCTGTAATTCTAAAATTAGCCATTATTTACCTTTCTAAATTAAATTTGATTGATTGACCAACTCTCAAAGTGAATCTAATAAGATCTCTAAAAGTAGTAACAATAATAGCCAAAGCCGCGATAGTGTAACCTGAGGCAACTATACTCCCATTTCTCGGGCCTCCTATTCCTCTTGTTACTATCATGGCTCCTCAAGCCTTTCACGTCTTTCTGCTCCTTGCCCACGATAAGCTTGACCAGTTCCAGTTTCTTCATATAATTGAGCAGTCAAAAGAACCCCTCCAGCATCATCATAAAGAGTCATGATTCCAGTTACTGGGTCAGTGACAATTTTGTTTCTTAAAATCTGTTCCATCAGTCTCAACTTGGCCCCAGTGGTTCCTGCTATTTCATGATCTGCCGCAGCTTCTTCCCAGACAGCATCCGCTATATCAGCGGCAGTTATTACTATTATACAACTTAAGCGTACTGAATCAAAGTATATATTATGAGTACCATTATAAGAAGTGATATTATGGATTACTCTAATTTTAACTTCCTGAGTTGGCCTATTAATATGTCGTTCGTAGTATTCATGCTGGAAGGTGGCATCACTTGTGATTCCTCCTGGCATAAATATCTCAATCAGTTGCTCCCATGCTGCACTTTCAACATTCCATGCCCACAATTCTTGGTAATGAGATTTACTAGGCACACCTTCATACCTACCAAAAACTTCAAATACTCCAGGCTTACAGTCAGGATCAGACATCGTGAATATAAATTCCACTGTGATACCATTTGATGCGTCCTCTTGTATTTGCCAGTATGTATTATCTCTAACTGCAGTTGAAACATAAGTCCCAGAAATTACAGTACCTTGAACGGCTGTACCTGAATCGGCAACTACTTCAAGAGTACTTGTAGCTGCTTGTATATCTGCTTTGGTTGCTACTTCACCACCATAAGTACCATCGCCTTGGTGATCAGCAACTACTTCATCCCAAACGATGCTTGTGTTTAAGAGAAAAATATCATTTGATCTTAAATGACTAACACTTTCAGTAGTGTGACCAATTTCATTGTAAACTATGTAAACTGCACTGATAAAAGGATCACTTGTCATAACTAAAGATGTTGAACTATAAAATCCATCTCCTTTATGTGTAAGATCATATGGGCTGCCGCCAAGTTCATTTCCACCATCATCTCGAACTATAGCTTGAGGAAATTTTCCTACGTCACCATCTTCCAATTGCAAGGCGAGAGGGATTACATCATTTTCAGTTATACGGATTAAAGACATTAGACTACCTTATTATTTTTATTCACAAGAACTCTTGATGAAAATAAACATTAATTTATTTAATGATAAAGTCCTTGATTTTCTCTTCATCCCAATTCAAGCCACAACTTTTAATTGCAACCTCAAGTGGTTCGAAGCTTCCATCAACTATATCATGGTGCCAGAGTTCATAGACCTGGCAGCTTTCTTTTAAAGGCTCAAATCTTTTTTCATATTCTCTGATCCACCCAATCCAATTCTCTTCAGTATTATGAACTCTCATGAATCCAGTTTTCAGGCAAGAGGCTGTAATCTCTCTTTCATCCCTTCTCACTAGAATCCATTTAGCAGTTCTATAAGTTGCAGCCCAAAGTGTCCACATAAGAGCAAGTTTTGCATCTTTGTAAAGCCAAGGACCTTCTTTATATCCTTCATTTTCTAGGATTCCATTAACTTGTCTAAGCACAAAAGAAGAATGATGATGGTCTTGCGGGCCTATTGAATGTCTCAAAGGTGGAAAGTTTATTTGGCCCATAGGATCAAATGGATTTGATCTCAAATAGCTTTTAACTACTTGCTTCCTTATTTTTTTGTTTTCAAAGAATCCCTTAGTATTATCTTTACCTGGACCAATAGTCTCTCCAGTCCAAGCACCAGAAATAGAAAAGCAACCAGCAACCATAGAAGTCCCACTTCTTGGGACACCAGTAATTAGAATTGGGGTGGCAACTGTCATTTTCTTCCCTCCTTCCTTTTTCTTTCCTTTATCTTTTGAAGAACATCAGGAGAAAAACAACCCATAGCTATAAATTGCATCTCTTTTTCTTTCTTCACTGTAATTCTTGCCCAATCAGGAATACCACCAATTGCTCTGCATCTATGTTCCCATGCCCATTCATTGAGCGAATCTAATCCTATGGCCCCTTCAAATTCCCAGTGCATCTAGATATAAAGAGGCCTTTCTTCTTTTTGTTTTTCTAAATCTGCTAAGCTAGGATCTGAAGATGAAAGTGAACACCCTAAAAGAGTAGCAACTGCGATTCCTGCAAAGGCTTTAAATATATTTTTTGTTCTAACCATGATTCACTCACATCTTGGATTCTTGGTTTTCCATGGAAGCAAACTATTTTAGCTTTCTTGGGAAGTTCTTTCCCTTGCACATGGAGTTTATAAGAAACTATTTCGTCTTTAAACTGATCTTGGAAAATGAGTGGCTCTTTGATTCTTGCCCCAATAAACTCTTGATCTCCCCATTTCTTTTGTCTGTAATAATTCATTATTACTTGAGGATTCCCCAATTTAAATTCCTCATAGATAAATCTATAATTCCCACTCCAAGCCATTAATCCACTTCCGAAAGGTCGTCCATAGAAGCCACGTAGAGCAGAAAACCTGTGAGAAAAAGAAACAAGATGATTAATATTGTCAATAATAGCTGTGTCAAGATCAAAATAAAACGATTCATCAAAGCAACGAAATAACTCAATTTTCGACCACCAGCCGGGCCAGTTATGCCTTAGAAAAATTAACTGACAGTTTTGTTTCAATAAATCTTCTGGCATTGCTTGATCTGAAAGAACAAACAATATGAAAGGTAAAGTTAAGTGTTTATCAAGATCAATCTTCAATCTACGAACGTGATCCCAACTGAAATCTCCACCACTTTTCATCACACAGGAAAGAAGAAAAGTATTAGTATGTTCAAAGCTAAGCATCACAGCACTCCAAGAGTTTCTTAGTAACTACTCTAAGATCATGTTTATAAGTTTGAAGTGCGTGATACCAATTAGTTCTTGATTCAGGAACAACACAATTCCAATGAAAATCCTCACAGAAATAATCATTCCAAAGAATCAAAGTTTGCTTTTTATAGTAAGGAGCTAAGAAAGAAACCCCAGATGGAAACCCATACATTAAACTGCAATTTTCAACGAGAGCAAGAATATCATCAAGACTTGTTTCCCCAACTAGATTTATAAAAGAATCTTGAAGATTATCTTGTTTTGCTTTTTGGAGAAAAAAATCTTTTAATTCAGTATCATCCCAAGTTGCTCCAATAAGAATTATTTTCTTTCCAGTTTCTCGAACAATAGATTTCATTGATTCATAGATTTTTTCTTTTTGAAACTGGACTAACCATCCTTGGTACATTCCATGTGGAACAAAGTAAGCAACTACATAAGAGCCGTAATTAGAACTATATTCTTTTCCTTTCTGAATTTGATAATCTGAGCGAATCATTTCAGGATACCAATTAGTTTCCCACTGTGGAGAAACATCAGCTAATTCCCTACCCATTCTGAGGCTTCCATTAAAGGTAAGAAAAAGATCACATCCTGCAATATCGTAAAAGAGATTCGCTTTATCATGGAGATATCCATCCTTAAATGCTTGAAATTGATTCCCTGTTATAAGATAACCACCAGCTTTTACAAAGGAAAATTTCTCAATAAAAGGAAGAGCTCTTTGTTTCATAATCCCATCCGCCCCATTACCTTGTTGAATAAAGATTTCGGGATTAGAAATATTTTGTTCTTTGAGAAAAGATTCCATCTTTGCCATTATCCAAAAGATATCTCCAATTCCACTAGGAACTAATATTGAAGTTGTCTTTTCGTCCATCTGATGCCCTGGATGAATCTATTTCATTAATCATATTATCATCTTTATAAAGAACATTATCATAAAGATGATGACGAATAGCTGTTGAGAAAGATTTTTCATCAATCAATCCCTGTACTTTACTAACTGCCAACGAAGCCTTCGGTAAACAAGCCAGATAGAGAGATACATCTTTCTTAGCACCGAGTTTTTCCAAATTTTCTGAAAGATCAAGAGTTTTAATAGCTTCATAGTCACCAGAAGCTGCTAAGTTTTGAAAATGAGTATCTGTGAAAATAGAAAGCCAATTGAAATTAAACTCAGAAGCAGTTAATAAGTAATTCTCTGCCAATTCATCCCCTCGTGGAACGAGACATACAAAATTGAAAATCCTCCGTAATTCAGCGTTCTGTTTTCGATATTTACTAAGTTCAGATTCACTTAACCAAAGTTCATTATTGTGTTTGAAATGTTCAAGACCTAGACCCACCCATTTTCTTGGGAATCGCAAAATAGATTCTTCAAAAAATGTATCAGGAACATCACTGTTATCTCCTGAATAATGACCCATCTTTTCACAGTAGCTTCCTAGCTTAGTCCCTCGATAAGGAGCAAAGGTTGACGCCCAAGCCATTGTCGGGCCACCTGTTATTTTCTTCAAATCTACATTTAATTTAACTAAGTCTAAATCTGCTCGGAGATTCATTGGAGTTATTTCACTTGTTGCTCCATAAGGCAGACCAGTAATTTGCTCAGTTCTTACCTTGAATCCAAAGTCGATTAACTTTTTCATTCCTGTGAACATTGTACTCTGATCCATTCCACGAGAAAGAATCTCTTTTCTTATTACTTTATCAGCAGACTCAATAGCAAGAGTCAAGCCGAAGCATCCGGCTTCTCTAAGCATTTCAAGTCTTTGAGTTCCATTTGCTCCTTTAGTCATTTCCCAACGCATTTGAGCATGATAAGGAAGATTAACTTTAGACTTCCATTCCTTTACAAATTCAGGAAGCCAATGCTTAGTATCCATTCCATGAACATCATCTTGGCAATAGATAATTTCTGTTGGCCAGTTTTCTTTTATTTCTAACCCTTCTTTGATTACATCTTCAACTGGTCGAATGTTATTAGGAAAGAGCCGGCCTGTCACTCCAGATAAAAGTTCAGGTGCATCAATATCTTCAGGTTTTGAAGAGTTGTAGCAATAAGTGCAAGTGTACGGGCAACCCGTCATTGTTATGATGCTTTTGATTTTACTATTTGCATGCTCAGGGTAAAGATCATAGAAGGTTTTTCTATCAGGATGAGGGAATCTTTCCGATTTTCTTGGTGGCCAAATAGCTGATTTAAATCTACCTTCTAATATTCCTTTAAGAGCATAAAAGCCTTCGCTCATCACAACATAATCTGCAAAGATTTTAGATTCTCTTGGAAAATATGTAGGATGTGGGCCACCTACAATTATCATTATCCCGGGATAATCTTTCTTTAAATGCTCAAAGGCTTCTTTCAGTTGTAAATGATTACCTGTGTAAACATTAAAACCAACCACAAAAGGTTTATAATCATTTACAATCTCAAAAAAGTCTTCAAAATTATGATCCTTAACTAAGTGATAAGATCGCTCCCAACCTAAATCTCGAGCAAGACCTCCTAAGTGAAGGAGGCCAAGAGGTTCAATTGCAGAATAAGATGCTCCAAAGAGTATTCTATTTTTATTCATGTTCCTCCCCAAACCCACAAATAAGAACAAACTTTGAAGGAATAGGTTTATCAATTCTGATCATCTTGAAACCATGATTTTTGAGTAACCATCTAAGATCTTTTAAGCGAAGCATCCAAAGATGCTCAATAACTTTCCAATGATGAAAACCAGAACGGGAAAAGAAGTCGGGAAAGTCAATTATCAGAATACCATCCTTTCTTAATATTCTATTACATCTTAGTAAAGCATCACTAGGATTAACAAAATGTTCAAGAATATCATGCATTGTAATCACATCAAATGCATCATCTTGCAATTCAACATCTAAGAAATCTCCTGAGTAAGTTACTTTTCGATTATTATATTCTTCACAAATTTCAAGACCTCTTGCAGTACACATTCCTGTTTGGTTCATAAAATCAACAAAGGCCCCATTACTAGAACCAACATCAAGCAAAACAGATTGGGTTGGGAGAAATGGTTTATAAGATTCATATCTTATCTCTGCTAATTTAAAATCATGCAAATATCGTTCTGAAGATATTAACTCACCACCATCTTTTCCAGTAAAATGGCTATAATCGGAAATATACTGTTGCAGATATTCTTCATAATTCAAATGAACAAGTTGATGCTTAATTCCACAACCTAGACATTCTCTGATTGGAATTTGGGAAGAATCACTTTGGTGAATGAAATGAATAAAATTTGATCTTCCACAGAGGCATGATTTAATTAATGATGGTTTTAGATTAGCCATAGATTTAACTACTCGTTCAAATTTTGATCAAAGGTTAATTGTGTTTTTGAGATCAACAAATGGAAAAGCTTTCAAGGCACTTTCAGGAGTAGCATTCAAAATCTGAACACTTTGCTTCTCAAGAGGTTCCTTCATACTCTCTAGATTCGGAATATACTCATCTTGGTAGATTGAATCTTTCATTTTCCGGTGATGCTTATCATGGTAATTATGTTTGCTTTCCACAATTCTCATGTCAAAGCCCACAAGAATTATCTTACTAACACCAAAATGGTAGGCCAAATTGACAGCACAGTGTCCAGAGTTATTACCATTATTAACAATACAAGGGTCAAGAGAGATCATAGCCTTTGATCCTCTTTTAAGCCATTTAATACCTTTGCCCTCTTTCATCTGAACTGCAATAGTAACTTTTAGACCATGATAAGAAGCAAGACTTACTTCATGTTTTTTGAACCAATCATGGTCCATAAAGAAAAGAACTTCACTCCAAGGAGCGAGTTGGTAAGCATTATTTGTGACAATAGTTCTTTTCTTTTTGATTATCTCGAAATCTTCTTTCTCTAAATATGCCATTGAGGGGCCACCTCCAAGAATATAACAAGTAGCCCCTGGCCACATCTTTGGAACTGTCCATTCCATATATAGCCCCTAGGTTTGTTCTTTCTTTTTCAGATTGGAAATTCATCAATCATGACACCGTTGCTCCAAAAGATCTGAATCTTGCTTTCTCTTTGGAACTAGCTACAAGCTTACCAGTTGTATCAAGCATTATAGCTAGTTGTCCAAAGCGTGTCAAATACAATTTATCGCCTTGTAGCTGAGCATATTGAATGGAACTTGAACCTATCCTTTCCAAACTCACTCCGCCACCATCAATTGTCAGGGTTGCAAGATGAGCACTAAGATAGAGTTCAATGTCTCGAAGTTGATCAGCCGTTAACGTTGTTGAAGCAAAAACATTATCAACATAGCGACTAGCAACTTCAATAAAGAGACTCATATCTTCACCAGAAGGAACATCGACGATCAACTGAACTTCGTGCTCATCAACCCTAATACTCATCTCTAATTACCTCCTTCAGCTAGGGCCTTTGCAACCTCTTCAGTGAGAGGAACATCATTGATGGATCTTCCATCTCGAATGACATTCCATTTCCCGCTACCAATATGAATAGCAGAAAGAGGAGAAGACTCATCTGCCGGTTTATCAGATTTAGGCTCAGTCGCAGAGAGTGCTTCTGAATCCTTATCTGAATCTTCCGGAGCTTGCTCCGAATCTGAAGGCACCGCCGAAACTTCAGATTCAGTCTCTGGAGCCTTCTCCTCAGGTTCTTCAACTTTAGATTGCTCAGAAGCTAGTTCTTGTAGAACAGGTGCCCCAAGAAGTTCCAGCTTATTTGCAATCCTACCAGCTCGTTCTTCATCAAGGTCTAATACATCAGGATGCTCTGCTGGTTTCCCAGGAACTTTCCCTTGATAAAGGATTCCACCGTGCCAATGTTTATGGTTTGGCTTAACACGATACTTTGGCATAGCTCTTAATCTCCCTAGTGATTATTAGCTCAAATGCACTATACCACTACGTCCCGCATCAGTCCTTTTTATCCGCGGAATCATAATAGTCAGCACTTTGAAATTCAGCAAGAACCCACCTTGGGTATCCCATTGAACCGTAGAAGGCTGCATCCCAACTACCATATCCACAACGTCCTGCGTCATTTGAATCAGAAGAACGTTGTCAACAGTCAAGAAATCAGCTACCTTGATATCCGTCAAAGTCGGGATTTCCATGAGACGAGACATGATCGACTTATCAGAATTCGTCTTGAAATCCTCAAGCAGCTTCACCCAGTAAGCAGTCGGGACATACATGATATATGGCCCAAACATTCGATCACCATGAGCAGCATTGATCATGCTCAAAACTTGCTCCAAAATATCATCACCATCAACACCTGAAGCAGTCCAACTTGTCCCGAGAGATACAGTGTTCCTTTGAGGATGGGTGGTATATCCATAGATATTCCCACCAGCAAATTCATAGGAAATACCATTAAAGAGAATCTGCTCAACCTTCTCACTAACCTTGCGGGCAGCGATTCGCATATTGGTTGTATCAAGAGACTCACCACGAGTTCTTGAAGCAGCCAAGACGCGAGAGTTGATATAGAAATCCCTGTGAATGATGGGCAAAGGCAAGCTGTACGTTTGAAAGTCAAGACGGTCAGATTGCGCTCTTGCAATCCCATCCATATTGACCTCAGCTTCTCTCGTCTCATCCACGGTTTCCCATTCAATGGTAGTTGAACCCATACCATTCGGGATATTATGAACGAGCCCACGACTCATCAAATCATCAACTCCGACCATCCTTTGGGTCACTTCTTCAATCAAAGCCTCATCGAAGCTTTCCCATTCATCTTTCCGCAGAGCAGCGTTTGTTCTCAATGCTTCTGCATTCATTCCATTAGCAAGGAGAATACTCGCGGTAGAACTTTGTGCCATTAAATCTTTGGCACTCGTTATCTGAGCATTTAGTACAATTTCTTCTGGCATTTTTTCTTATCTCCAATGATTAGTTCTTCATCAGCCCCAGAAGATATAAAAACAGATGGTTAGATCAATTAGACAATTTCGATCTTGATTGGCGTATCAACAGCACCAGAGCCAGAAAGATCAACTGCCTCAAGAGCTACCCCAACAGGTTGTCTATCTGTCCCCGAACCAGAAGCATGCGCTGTGAGCGCTTGCAAGGTTCCATCACCAGCAGATTCGAGATAGGCTCCAATTGCCACATTCTGAACAGCAGCAAGAATGGCCATTACTTCATTTCCCTTCACCTGATAGTTGACTTGAACACGCTCACCCGCAGTGTAGTCAACATCAGGATTACTGCCTTCCAGTTCATTCTCAACCGCGAAGCAACTACCATGCGGCCCCGAAGCGGTTGAATGAACAGCAAACTCACCACTTGAATCACGTTCTACAAGGTGTCCAGGAGAAATGCCAGCCGCAGCCGCCAATTCTTTTCGGATAAATTCACCTTTGAGTTGAATCATATTATCTGCCATTTTCTCGTTCTCCAATAGAAATTTTTAGTTAGTTCTTAGAACAATTCTCAAAAAAGTTCTAAGAAGCTTGTTTCACTTTCTGACCTTTCGGATCCCAGATAGGTCGGGCCGAAGGAATTTTTCCTGCATCATCTTCCAAATTGGAAACAGGATTGCTTCTTATTGAGAAATCATTCGGGGCAGTTGCTCGCGCCAGTTTCTCAAGATGCTCCATTGAGTAATCTTTCAAATCTTCTTCGGTGAAACCAGAAGCTTGATTACTCGTGATAGCTTTCACAAAGGTTGAACGTTGCTTTTTCTGCAACCTTACTCCTTGGTTCAGAACTTCTTGAATCTCTTCAGGAGCACCTGCGATGAATTCTTCAGTTGTCACAGGATCTTTCACCTCTTGAGATTCTTTTTCTTCCTCGGTTTCAGTTTTGGCCTCAGCAACTGCTTTTGCTTTTGCAGCTTCTTCATCCTCACCTTCTTTCTCAGCTTCAACCACAACTGGAGCCAAAATTCCGAGTTTGGTCTCATCCAAAGTAGACAAGAATTCTCGATCACCTTCCGCGAATTGAGTTGCCTCATTTGCAATGAGATCCTTGATCATTTCATCTTTCTTTGACATTTCTGTCTCCTGATTGGTTTTTACAGGTATAAATTCAGTAACAGGTCGGACGATTTCACTTTCATCCGAAAGAGATACCGTTCCATCTTCTGCTATTGAATACTCCCGTCTTTTAAGTGTTCCAAAATCTTTCTCATAAACGAAGTTGCTTTGGAACACCGCAACTACACTCCAGAAAAACTCGCCCTTAGCTTCTAGTGCTGACGAGATAGCACTTCGAACATCCATATCAGAGATTTCACCATTATATCTTAGTTCCAAATTAGCGAGAATCTTTGAAAGGTTTTTGTTTTTTTCTTCTGCCGGTTCAACTGAACCAGTAATTCCTGGATACCAAGTTGTCTCTCCATTTTGGGCCTGGTTCGTAGTAATCACTACTTCAACTTGCTCTTTTGAGAGATCACAAACTTGCATGAAATTCTCAAAGCTGATTGAATTGACTCTGTTTGTTCCACAGCCATCTTCAAGAGAACAGGCCCCAATATCTTCTCCAAGAAGAATAGCTAAGTGATCTGGTTTAATATCCTTCTGGATAGCCTCAAAAGTTTCTCCATTGAACTTGCCAGACTCTGCAACAGTGTCCGCAAAATAACCTGTGGAAACCTCCATGGCTTCGCCTGCTTTGAGCCTTTCAAAAGCCTTAACAGCTTCTTCTCCTTGATCTTCAACCTTCTCATTATCAATCCAAGCCTCAACCCGAAGCTTCTGACCATTAATGATTGTTGCGTTGAAGATTGTTCCAACTGCTACCTTCTCGAAAACCTCAGGAGAAGCAGCTGCAGATACTAGAACTTCACCTATAGCAGGGTGCCCAAAGGTAATAGGACGACCATTCCAGGTAGCAGGCTCAAACTCAGAGGCTTTGATAAGTTCAGGTTGCGATGAGTTAGCCGCGTGCATAACTCCTTCAATGAGAGCAATGACAGGAACCACTGTAAATTCTCGGCCCTGAAAAGTCTCCTGTCGGACAGTCTCAGTGGCTGCTTTCATTATTCTCATGTTATTTATCCCCAAAGTCGTTTTTCAAGAATTCGAATTCTTACAAAGAGAGCACGGTTTCTATAGTGCATTACTTTAAGCCATGCTCTATCACGCATCTCCTGTGTTACCCTGTTCATCTTTATCTCCCTCATCTTCTTTGCCTTCTTCTCCAGGAATCGGCATCCCAGGAACTATTCCTTGTTTCTTCATTTCAGCATCCAATTCTTTTTGTTTTCTTTCAGCTTCTTCTAATTCAGGAATCTCAGCTTCATCTTTAAGGCCTAGATATTTATCTCTGAATTCCTTGTCTGCGATTACTTTCCCGCCTTGAGATTTAGCTTTGGCCATATTATTCGCGGCACTTGAAATCCTAACAGCAATGATAGAACGTTCTTCCTCAGTCTGTGGAAAGACAACAGGCCATCTGACCTCATACTCAATATCAGGAAGCATGTCCCATTTAATTAATCTATCGACAAAGGGACGAAGAATATAAGGCTCAGCATAGAGGCGCTGTCTTTCTTCTATCACTGAGTTCCAACTTGCTTTGTCTTGAGAAGAAGCCAATTGACCTTTCTCACTTCCCATAAGAAGTCTTTGTGGGATTCCAGAAGCACCTGCAATCAAAGAGATTATATTCTGGAAAGGCCCACGAGGGTCTGCTGTTTCTGCTCCAAGACTCTTTACAGTAACACCACGAGTTTGTAGGACTCTATCAAGACCATGGATGTAATTGGAGATTTCAGTAGAAAGAGCTTTCTCATCCTCTTCCCCAAATTCTGCTTCTGGATCTGTAATATCTGCATGAAGCCCACGATCTGCAATTCTCCAGTAAAATTCAGCAGAGCCACCCACTACTTTTGCAAGATCATTGAAAAGGTTGAAAACTGCCTCAAGGCGGGGAGTTCCATAAACTTCATTTTCAAGCAAGCCATCAGCTAGGTGGATAACTCGAGACCAATGAGTTTTTACTTGAAAGCTTCTGAAATTCTCAAGATTCTTTCCAGTTTGTATTCTGTAATGGTCAGGCTCTCCAAATCTTTCATTTGTTGGATCTTGGCTGAAGGTTTCAACCGTTGCAGCCTTTTGAGAGAAAGGAGAAAGATACATCAGATCATCAGCTGTAAACTTTCGGGATACTGGATGTTCAAGGGAACCCCCACCACGAAGGCCAATTAAGAGAATGCCAAATTCACCTATTCCCGCCAGTTTATCTGCACGTTCAATCTTTGAATACAAGTGGATGCGATTGATTAACTTTTCCCAAATTTCCAAGAATTCTTTGCCCTTCCTTTTATTATCCCCATCTTCTTTTGGCACGATTTCAGGAGGATTATTCCAAGTGGCTGCTGCTGGTGCATTGACTATTCTCTTTGCAATATGCTCACGCTTATATCGGGCCTCAAGCATCTCAAAAGTTAAAGTCTTGTCATACCCAAGAACTTCATAAACGTCTCGATTGCCCGCATAAGTTTGGCCAAGTTCAGCTGCAAGGCGGCCCCGAGTTATTAGGCTCGTAGTCAAGGCTCTCAGCTGCCCTTTGTTCAAACTCAAAGTAGCCTCTGAGCCATTCCCATCAGCTTTTACTTCTTCTGTTCTTTCTTCTGTTCTTTCTTCTGCCATCTTTTAACCTCTACCAAAGACTAAGCCTCTGCTGCGCCTCTTCCCAAGGAACAACTCTGTGGCGGCCCATACATAAGCATCAAGCCTATTAGGTGAATCACCCTCTCCATCATAGGTACAAAGTTCATCTTCAAGTTTCGAGAACTCACCTACTAAATGGAGTTTATGTTGTTCATCGAGAGCAGCAACCGGCTCAGCTCTTGTTATTTTTCCCCGACTTGCCCAAACAAGTTTTACAGGTATTTTGTCATTGACAGTTCCAATAGTTAAAGAAACCATCTCACCGCCATTATTCTTTTCTGCTACTATCTTATCAGCTTCATAAGCCTCATAAGCTGCAACAGCGGCTTTGGCCCAACCATCGGGGCTAGCAACAAGACTTCTATCTGCCATAGTATAACCATGACCATTCTTGTGTTTCCCCATTACTATAATTCCAGTCTCTGTTGCATTCTCAGCTTTTGCAACAGTTGGGTCAATTGCGACTATTATCTTAGTTAAATCTTCAGTTCTTATTTCATCTGCTTTAACTCGATTTGCAGATAGAAGTTCTCGATTCCAAAGAGCCCCTTCTACATCTTGAAGGATTTGAGCAAGAAGTTCTTGTTGACCAAGTCTTGTTCCCTCATATTGGGTAATGATTTGATTCATGAACGTCTTGCTCAAATTCTCCTTATTATCATAGGTAGTTCCTTTTGTTACAAACGTGTCACGGATTCTATCTTCTGGGAATTTCTCCAGAGTGTTTAGTTCTTTATTAGCATCAAGATTGATAGATCTTATAATTAAATCCTTGATGAATTTGATCGCCCGAGGCGTAGTAGAAATGAAACATTTAGAATCACCGAGCCTGAGCCCTAACATTAAGTTTGACCAAAGATCATCGAGGTGTCGGAAGGCTGCAATCTCATCAGCCCATGCTGTATCATGATTCGGGCCTCGAAGTTGATCAGGGTCTTCAGCTGTGTAAATCGTTGCCTGCGCTCCGTTTGGCCAAACTATTCTTCTTTTTGAAGGTTCATACTTTGGCTTCTTTCCATCTGGATATACAGAAAGGATGCCCGACTCTCCCTCAACCATGACGTCACGTGCGTCCGCCGCTGACTGAGAGACTAGGGCTATGAATCGGGCATCCCCTTTCTCGACTCTTTCTTTGATCCATTCTGCTCCTGCTCTAGTATTATGTGTTGGAATCATCTGCCAACCAGCAAGGAAAAGATTCGATGGAGAATCAACAGTTATACAACGAACCGGGACAGATTCAGTTTTTATCACAGCTTTTATATATCTTCGAGATTGTCTCTTAGCTTGTTTCCCTGGTTCTTTTAATCTGTTTAACTTTCGAGAAAGTCTAAAAACTGGAGTTGTTTTGTAAGTTGTGAAACAAACTCTGTATTTTGGGCCACAATCTTTACCATAAAGCATTGCTCTTCCAACTGCAATGGTAGCTTTTAAACCAAGAGATAAACAAAGTTCCCAAGTTTCTAGAGCAAGCCTTTCTTTTGTTGAGGTAAATTCACAAGTTCCACCTCCATCTATATAACCATCGGAATCCATTAAACCTTGAAGAAGAGCAAGTCTTTGAGATTTAGATGCCCTCAAATAAATTTGGGGAATGTGTTTATTGTTTAGAACATTTAAATCTTTAAGAAAAGAATGAATAGAGGTATTTCGAGTAAATCTCCCAACCCCATCTCTTTCTGATTCAACAGTCCCAATTGTATATCTATTATTTGATGGAGTATTTAGTTTCTCAATAGGATATCCAACATTTAGAATTTCTTCTAAAATTTCTGGATCTTCTGTCGTTATAGCAGAACTTTTTGAATCACCATCTCCTAACCAAATACCGAGAAAATAAGGGTCGATCAGAAGATATTGTAAATTACAACTTAAAGCCTTGGCAACAGGAATTGAGTGATTTAATTCAAAGGCTCCATCACTTCTTGGTATTGAGATGGTAGAGAGAATTTCCTCAGTTGTTCTTATCTGAGGAAATCGGGTTGGCATTCTTTGTGGAACAGTTCCCCCTCCAATTCTTCTAGCTTCACCTTTTCGAGAAGCCTTATCCTCTGTAAACCAAAGATGCTCAGCATCAGCAGTTATTTTTGCTCCATCTGAAAAATGCACATTATAACAAGATTTATTATATTGAACTGGATAAGCTTCAAGAACTTTGCATTGTTTTCCAGATTCATCAAAAATAACATCTCCAGGAATTAAAGAACCCATTGATTTCCAACCTTCCATTGTTGGAATAGGAGTATCAAGAGCAAGAGCTTTCCCACTTCCTCTTCCTGCAAGATAAAGCCAGATACTCCAAAGACCAGGCGGGGAGATTTGCTCCGGCCTTGCCCAGCTTCTCCAGTCATAAAGTAAATCCTCTACTGTATGATCTGGAAGTGTTTGGAGATAATCGAAGAAAGCTTCATCCCCAACCATTTTCTTGATTTTACGGATAGGAAGGTTGTTAATCAGTTCCGTGAAATCAACATTTTGTGTTGCCTGAGTTTCCATTTATTTCCCATTATTTTCCTGAAAAACCCTGATTAATTCCATCAAAATATTGATTAAGCTGTTTTGAATCAATATTATTATGTACCTTATTTTCTGACCAATGGAACAAGACCATTTCAAGCGGAGTTTTCCAATATTCATTCCATCTTAGTTTATGAATATCCATTGTCTCGGGGCTGCAAAAGACTAATGATTTCACTCCGAATGTGGCAGAAGCATTTGTAGACCAGGACTCAATAGCTGCAACAAAGTCAGCAGTTATTGTAATCCAAATAGATTCTTCAAGACCTACTACTCCTCGTAAATCAAGGTCTGCTTCAATATCAGGAACCAAGTCTTTATCTTCTTTACTTCCCATTAGGATGATTGGAAGATTCAAGTTCTCCCAAATCAATTTATTTACCTCTGTGAAGTCTAATGACCAACCTTTAAACAGCGTTGTAGTCGGTTGGATAACTGCATATTTTTCTGGAAGTTCAACAGAAGCTTCTTGAACTCTAAGATCCTCAAGTTCTAATCTAATCTCTCCCTCAGTACTTGTTCCAAAGATAAGAGCAACTAGATAATCATGTTGTTCTAGCCCGACAGTTTCAAGTAACCAAAGACATCGATTCGGGCTTGGACTGAATCTCCAATACTCACTAGGGATACCAATTACATAATCGACGAAAGAGAAGTTTGCAATTGCAATCATCCCTGTTCTAGGAGTATCCTCAACTAAAACAATTTGCTTTTTTGTCGGGTCCATCCGTTCTTTATGAGCGGCTGCAATCCTCATAGCATCACCAATCCCGTGCCCAGAGATATGAATTTCTATTTCATCCAAACGGTCGGGATAAAAAGCTGTAAATGGGGAGTCAGTGAACTCTCTGGATAATACCGAAATTCCATCAAAGGATTGAACCCTCTCGAATAAAGCTTTATTATCTATTTCCATGATTAATACTCCAGCATTGGTCTACTTGTCGGAGGAGGAAATATATAAATAGGTGCTTGGTAAAGAGAGCTGGAGTTCTCGGGAACCGTAAAATTACCTTCTACGAGATCGTCTCTTATAAAGAAGATATTAGAACCGGAAAGGTCACAGCCAATTGCTGTGTAACCTTTTTCCTTTCCTAATTTAACCATTGCGCAGAAACTTGCCCCAAAATACATATCAGTATTTGCGATAGTCTCTGGTTCATACTTTATAACTATAGAAACTGGTGGAGGATAACAGGCATTATATTCTATCATCACCACACGAGGTTCATAATCAATTAAGGCTTTCCAGAGATAAAAGTCATTGAAATCAACATCTATCACTAAGAGATCAAAAGATTTAGGAACTTCATACTTTTGAAATAATGAATTGATATTCTCAGCAGTTATTGTATGAATTTTTACATCTGGAGATTTATCTCTTTCCCCTATTTGAATCCCATTAGGCATCCCTTGTTTATTCACTTCAAAAACTGGGGTTATTTTATTCCAGTCCATCCATAGACCATTCCAGTTTTCTTTCTCCTTTAAAACTCGAGTATTATCACCCCAACCATCAGTGATTCCAAACTCAACATAGTATTTACTTTCTGTCCCAATCTGTTTGAAGATAGCTTCTATAATACCATCTTCTCCCAGCGTATTAATGCCTTCACTAAAATCTTGTATATTCTTAATCACTTGGAACCTCTTTGAAGTCTGCCTCAACAATCTTGTCAAGAGAATAACCGAGTTTTTGAAGCATTTTCTGTTTCACATCGGAAACCTCAATAGGGCCACCATTCCTTCCTGTAACTGTATGTCTGTGATTATGTTCAATGTGAGAACCTTGAATACCTCGGCCCTGAGTTTTGAGGTATTTGAAAGCTGTGTCTTGTCTTAGTGGTAGATCAGCAAAGTCTGGATGCAGGCTTTCCCGAATTGCGGAGATAACTGGAGCCATCAGGCTAGAGTATTCATCTTCCATTTGGGACTGTGCTCGCCTTTTGAATTGCTGCACAGCTTCGCTGGAAATTACGTTTGTAATGGTAGGTTCTGAACAGCCTACCATTCTCGCAATTTCTTTTCGAGAGTAAATCCCTTGAAGATCTAGTTGTAAAATTTTGAGGTGTTTACTGCGGATAACTTTTACTTCGGTGAAGTCAGTGAGGTGTCGGGCTACAGAGGAAATACTAGGCATGGGGAAAGAAAAGAGTCGGGCAGAAGAAGTTCCTCCAACGTGCATTGAAGCTCCGAGAGGTTCAACTGCCCGACTCACGTTCCCATTCCCATTCCCACTACTATTCCCTCCTGTTGGGAAAGAATAAAGATTATCACTTTCTGTTAAGTCTGAGGCTTTCTGTCTTTCTCTCTCAATTTGATTCAAACCTTTGATGAAGGCTCGTAGATAGATGCCTCTATTAGTTCCACCTTCAAGAGAACAATCCTCTTTCTTGACAGCTTCTTTTTTCAGCTGACTTTTAAGAGCTTGAAACATCTTTTCAGTGTTACCTGAGAATTGTCCAGCCAAGAGTCTTTCGATCTTGGAAATGTTTGCTGAGGCTTCCATCTCTGATTTACCTTTTGAGAAAGTAACAATACTTACAATAAGCTTGAACCCATCTTGGTGTATAGCATAATACGGAAATTTCTGGGATTGTCAATAAAACGGGACGATTTTTCTTATCATCTTTCCTACCCTCCCAAGATCCTTCCCCCACTAACTATGCTCAAAAAATGAACAGGCTCAAGTTTATTAATTTTGAAACTACTAACCCCACCCCAACTAAAAGCTGAAAAAGTGAAGTAGTATTATGAAGATGGGGTCGCATACTATGCCCAAGGGGGCTAAGTCTGTCAATGGAACCATTAGGCCTTGAGGCTTAGCCTTTGGGGCGCATAGTATGAGCCAAAACACTAAGCATTTATTTAATCTTATCAGGGTTGACATTAGCACTTAGGCATGATACTATTGAGGTAGTGTTATAGTCTAATTTATAATACATAGTATGGATGAAAAGCTAAGGATTTACGGGATACTTATACGGCTTTTATAAGGTTCAGACCACGATTAGTTTAGGTTTATTTGATTATCTTTCTGAACCATTGCTTTATGCCATAGTAGCGTTTTTTCCTAGCCAATCATTGCACGGGCGATCTTTGAAAAGCGATTATAAGTATCGCAGTTAGGGTATACTTTTCGTATGGTACTATTAAGGACCAGAAGCATATCCTGTCCTGTCATACGTTATGTATGGCAGCCTAAGCATCCTCGGCCATTCTATTTGGTGTGAGGCTGAGGATTTATTTTAATCCACTAATGAGAAATATAACCATGTCTAAAATATCTATTGAGTTCAAAGCTAATCTTTTTCAGGTTGACAATGAGAAAAAGATTGCTCTCAACACCCGTACCTATACGGGCATGCCTGTCAATCTGTTCGATACGTATGAGGAAAACCTTGAGTTTTACAAGGCGGACTTCATACAAGATGCGCTTACAGGAACGTCCATACTTGTCCGCATTCAGAACGTTTTGCGGGCAAGAAGTTTGCTCCTGAGAGATGGTATCACTGTCGATACCTCTGAAGTCAAAGGCAAGGTTCGGATGTGGAAAGATGAATCGGATTTTCTGCATAGTATGCAGGAAATCAAGATTTTCGCTGATACGTTCAAGCCTCAAATGAATGTTGCCGCACAGAAGTGGGCGGAGGAATATGAGGCTGGCAGTCCAGAAGTACAGGCTGTCATGGATGCAATGGTTGAGCAAAAAGCTAAAGCTTCCGATTTGAAGAAGCAATTGGATGCTTTCAAAGTTCAGCAAAAGTCTGGTAAAAAGACTGAGGGCCAGGTCAAGAAGAATCACAAGCAATCCTAAGGATTCCATCCTTGTTGTAACGTGGAAAAAACGATAATTCCATCTTATAAGTAAGGGGGTAAAAATGGAATCTTATATGGAATGTATGAAACGCGATGCTCCTGAACCATGCGAATACATAAGCTTTGAGACTATGTCTTTCAGCGATTGTATCGCATATTTTACTTCAATCGGAGCGGATAAGAGTCTCGCCAGATTCTTAGCTTCCGAAATGAAAGATTCGCCGGAAGGCTAAATTTGGGGTGCATAATATGTTCGATGACCCCTATTTTGTCTTCCTTGTTATCGTGTTAATCATTGTTTCCGTATGGATACATTGGAAGCAAGATTAGCATAAAATGGGCCTAACTTGTCAATCGAAAGTTAGGCCTTTTTTCATACCATGCGAATTGAGGCACAAAATGTTTATAGAAGTAAAGCGGGAAATATCGGTTGTTTCGCATTACAATGAAATGGAATCTGAACTTCTCTATACTGCATTGACAGCATATGCTGAGGATGTAAGGCCTGGAGAGGCTAAGGATTGTGTCCTTAACATGCTTGCGGAAATGCAAACAATTGAGGATAAAGTACAGGTTCTGTTGAATGTGGAGCAAGGACATAGTAAGGCGCGAAAAGCTTAGCTTTATGGCCTAACCTATATTGATTAGGTTAGGCCTTTTTTCATACCTATCTAATTGAACTTTTTTCCGTTCATCTCGCCTAATTGAAATTTTTTATTTTAACTAATAAGTTAATATAATATACCAACATTTCTATTAAGATTCTCCCCGCTCCTATCTCGCCTTTGTTGTTTTTTCCTAGACCGATTCAAAAGATTCTCGGGGCTGTTTTTTCATTAACTGAATTAGTTTTGCTGAATATTCAACTTTGCGATTGTTCAGAAAATGAACGTAGTTGGAATTAATAAGAACTATGAAATAAAAATCGTCCCCATATATTGACTTCTCGGGGCCAACCTGCTAGAATTATAATCTAGCAATCTAATGTCTTAACCGACCAATACGTCTAGCTGGACCCCTAAGGCTACCCCTTGCATTTGCTGTTGTACAACAACTTGCCACCACCCCTATCTATACCTACTAACTAAGAGAAAGGGAGACTTCTTCTTAAAAAAAAAAAAAAAAAAAATAATACTATGTACTGTGTTCAAATTCAAATTGAAATTCACCATACCCCATCTAAAGGGTCTAGCTAGGCGCTTTGGTCGGGCTAGATGGCAAGAGCAAGGAGCAAGGAGATGAAAGTAATTATTATCATAATATTCTTCCTAATCATGATTCCAATTATATGGCTTGCTGCTAAATCAGATGAAGATCATGAATGGTAGAGAGGGGTAGGGGGCTTCTTTTAGAAGCAATGAGAGTCTACCCTCCCCCTTGCTTCTTCAGCTGCTTTGCAGCAGTTCAAGTTTTAAAGGAGAAAGAAATGAGTTTCCTTAATGTCTTACAAAGATTAGAAGATGCTTTAACTGAAAGAGGTTTAGATGAGCAAACAATAAGAGTAAGGAAGATTGATTTGAAGGAGCTTTTATTCCATTATAAGAGATTGGATAATGAGGCTAGAACAAGATATGAAAAAGAACAGAACGAATCCAACTAATCATTCACCCATTGAACAGGGAACTTAAATGAGCCAATCTAGTTTTATATTTCTCCAAACTTTGGTGGAGTTAGAAGAATGAATGAGGAAAGTATCAAGCAGAGAATTATAAGAGAGGCAACAGAAGGAGTTGCAGAGGAACAAGAAGAGGCTTTAACTGTCCCAACTCCCCTTGCTCCCTTTATTCCTAAACATCTCGATCAAATTTTCAGAGAGCAGGGTTTGTTAAAACAAATTGAGAATGAGGAACTTAGTGGGAAGGCTAAGCGCTCAAAGCGTTACTACATTCGGCAAAGGATTGAGCAAGGTAAGCCTTATATTCCTGCAAAGGTTCGGGCTCTTGGAAAGAAGCGGGCTAAGGAATTAGGTTATAGGGATTGGGAGAGGCGAGCTTCAGTTAAGGGAGAGGAAGAAGAGACTGCAGAAACTATTGAGAGTGTGAATAAGCTATCAGTTATTGTAAGACTAATAGCTAAAACTAGACTTGGAACATATCTTGAAAGGGCTAGGAATGGCAACTTGTAAAGCCTCAAAAGCTAAAAAGTGCAGACCGAACAAAATGAAGAAAAAGGGTTGGGGAGTAAAAAACCCTAACCGATCAAATAAGCATAGGGTTTTTCCTGCTAGGGCGCGGGGCTTTCATCCTTTATCTCTTCAAGCTAGGAATGCAATTCCCGGAATTCATAAGCGGTACCAGATAGATAGAAATGGAACTGTTATTAATTTGAAAGAAGAAGTAGAACAACCGAAAAGAGGAGAACAAGAATGATAGTTGAGAAGCGATTTCACTTGCCCCAATCCATCATTGCAGAAGTAGCTGCTCGCTTTAAGCCTTCCTTTGGCTTTGGTGGATTTGGGGAGATTGTTTATTATAGAACATATTCACGGCCTATTGATTTAGACTCTCCAATAGAAAGACCAGAAACGAAGAATGAAACTTGGCTAGATACTTGCGTCCGAGTAGTAGAAGGATGCTTCTCAATCCGCAAGGACTGGTACTACAAAATTGGTCTGAAGTGGGAGGAAGCTAAGTGGCAAGCTATTGCCCGCCAAATGCTTGAATATCTCTATCAAATGAAATTCCTAGCCCCGGGTCGGGGTTTGTTTTCTATGGGAAGTGAGCATGTCTTTAATATTGGCTCAATGGCCTTAAACAACTGCGCCAATACAAATATAAGCTGTGATTCTCTTGCTGATGATCTTGCTTGGTCTATGGATGCTCTCATGTGTGGTTGTGGAGTTGGGTATAAACTAGAGATAAGTGGACCTTTAGTAATTCAGGTAAATCCAAAGGCTCTTAATTCTTTTGATGTCATTCCTGACACTCGAGAAGGTTGGGTTAATTCAGTTCATGATCTTATAAAGGCTCAATTAAAAGGTTTCGATTTTGAATTTGATTATGATTCGATTCGAGCCTTCGGAGAACCGATTAAAGGCTTTGGAGGTGTAGCTTCCGGTCCCGCCCCATTGATGATTCTTCACTGTAGAATAAGACATTTCTTTAAACTCTACCAAGAAGGAAAGATAAACAAAACTCGATTTATCTGTGATTTAATCAATGCAGTTGGGACTTGTGTAGTCTCAGGTAATGTTCGTCGCGGGGCTCAGATTATAATAGGAAGCCCGAATGATCTAACCTTTCTTGATCTTAAGAATTACAAGGTACACACCGATAATGAAACAGCCACTAAAATCCAAAGAGTTCATGAACGCACCTTTGAGTATTCTAAGACGGGAGATAACAGAGGTGAAGGATATGATGATTGTCTTAATTACCTTAACAATAATGACCTCCCTTCTGAATCTTATCTTGCTGATCGCCTTAACATTTCTAGCCTTTCCAACAACTCATGCTTTCTAGATTCAGCATCTTCATTCTCTTATCTTGAAACTATTGCTCAAAAGAATGCAGACTTTGTAGATATGGGTATGATCAACGTAATGAACATTCAACGGTATGGCCGATTCGGTCACCGTTATACGGATAATGATTATCTTAGGCTTGATCACGCAACCTCTTGTAACCCTTGCGGGGAAATCCCGTTGGAGGATAAAGAGCTCTGCAATCTGGTTGAACTGTTCCCGACCCGTTGTGAGAGTGTTCAGGAATTGAAAGTAGTTGCTCGCATCGCCACAATCTATGCTCAGTCAGTTTCCCTTTTAATGACTCACTCTTATGAGACCAATTCTGTTCTTTCAAAGAACAGAAGAATAGGAGTCTCTATTTCTGGCATTGCTGACTGGCTAGATCAACAAGGAGCGGCTCGTCTCACTAAGATCTTCCGAGAAGTCTATCTAGTTGTTCGACAGACAGCTAGGGCAATGGCCCAAGAAAGCGGCGTCCCTGAGCCAATTAGAGTCACCACAGTTAAGCCGAGTGGAACTATCTCCCAACTTGCTGGGGTGAGCAGCGGAATGCACTTCCCAACATTCCAATACGCTATTCGTCGAATAAGAATAAGCATAGATTCTCCTCTTGGTGAATTAATGAAAGCCGCTAATATTCCTTGGGAACCTGATATAGCTCAAGTGAATACTAATGTTTTCTCTTATCCAATCAATCAAGGGAAAACAAGACCAGCAACTAAGGTGAGTGCGTGGGAGCAATTTGCACTTCTCGCTATGCTTCAACGTGAGTGGTCCGATAACATGGTTTCATGCACAGTGTATTGGAACCCTGAAACGGAGAAGAATCAAATCGAGCAAATGCTCGGACAGTTCGCTCCCTTAATTAAATCTGTTTCTCTCCTTCCTCATAGCCCCAAAGGAGCCTTTAAGCAGATGCCTTATGAGGGAATTTCATCTGAGCAATTCATTGAATTGAAGAGAAAAATCAAACCTATAGATTTCTCTAATTATAACAGCTTAGGAAAGATGGAGAATCCAGATGCTACGCTCTATTGTGAGAATGATAGTTGTGAGATTTAGGGCTCTTTTCAAAAGCTTCTTTAAGAGAAAGGAAAAGCTAGGAGAGAAAGAAGTAGCAGCTTTGAAGAAGTGGAATAAGGCTTAAAGTTGTTAAAATGAACAACTCAATTAATATCAAAATCTAATTGACATTTGGTTAAAAATGTGTTAAAATGTGCTTCTTAAAAGGCACATCGGCAAGATGGAATTGAAAGAAAAAGATAAAGAAAATGCAAAAGTTGCTATAAAAAACCAACTGATAAAAATGAATAACTCAATTGACATTTGCTTTGCATTGCTGTATAATGAACCTCTGGTGGTTCATTTGGCGTAGTTGGTTGGGCGGGGAATCTTGGTTGGGCGGGAAAGTTAGGAAAAAGGAGCATCCTTAATTGAAGGGGAATCTAATGAAGGTTGTAACACTTAATGGATTACCGTACTGTTTTAGATGTACTGTCTCTCTTGTGGTTGATCTTTTTAATGGGCAGTCTTCTGCTTTAGCAAATATGCCTAAAATGATTGATCTAGAAGAAGATTCTACTGATGATCTTCTCTGTGAACGTTGTAACACTGATCTTTATTGAAAGGGAAACTAATGGCTAGAAAAGATAAAAGCAAATACCTAAACCTTTCTCGAAATAAGGATTTCGAGAAGCGAATAAGTGAAGCTACTGAGGCACTTGTTCTTGAGATGGCTAACCTTGGAACTCCCGAGGTTAAACTCCGCTACATCACTCATATCTTTGCCAAAACTTTGGATGAGGCGGCAAGTTGGATTGATGAAAACAAGTTTTTGAATTAAGGAACAGGATGAAAGAGTACCTTGAAAGAGCGATGAAACCTGAAAGAGATAAAAGATCTCTTGGTATTCTTACTCCTGAACCAATCAAGAAAGTCATTGAAGGGGAGAATGAGAATGGGGAAATAGAAGTCAGATGTTTCACCAATCTCTTTGCTTACAGGGAGGAATTCTGGCCCCGATATTTCAAGATTGTCCCGCGAGTTGGGGACAGCATAGTCTCAGAAGGTGGAAAGATTACCTTGGAGATTGTTCAAGTAACGCATGGGAAAGATGGGAATAAGAATCCCATGATTACTATTGAACTAAACAAATAGAAGGGGAATAAGATGATAAAGGGATATTGCCACACAAATCTGGATGGGTACCAAAGATATTCCTGGCCAGAACTTTTCTGCTCAGTTCCTAATATTGGGGATAAAGTTCTTACCCAATGTCATGAGAAAAGCTTGAAAGTAGTTTCAATTACACATCTTCTCGGTTTTGAAGGGCAGCCTCCAAATGCTCCTTATCCTATGATAAGAATTGAGTTGCATAAGAATTACTAAGACTTCTAAGAAAGGGGGAACAAAATGGTTTGGGGAACTCCAGAATTAATAGCTAGAGGTAGCCACTGTGGATGTTGTGGAAGATGGATGGAAGGGGAAATTTCAGATTCAGGTTGGAGTCTCTGTGATGAATGTATAAAGGCTGGCGAAGATTTTAAAGAAGAAGAACCAACAAGAGACCCAATATTAGAACAAGAAGGCTGGCATGAGTTAGAAGAGAAGGGGAACTAAAGTGAACAAACACACCGAAGCAATCATGGCTCTTCAACCTTTCGCGGCTCTTCTCAACAACCTAGAAGATCTAGCCCAAGCTTGCTCTGTTTCTTCAAATGAGTTAGATGAATTTACTGTTTCTATAAAACTATCTGATCTCCTTGAGGCCACTCGCGTCTTAAAGGAATGGAACAAGAAACATTCCCACCCCGTTCTCAAGCCCCGACTTAAATGTAAGACCTGTGGGATTCTCAATTATTATGAGAATCTCCTCAAGGGTCGCTGTCCTTCTTGTGAAGATGAGATACGGGCCGTTGAAGCAACTGAGGGAGTTGCAAAGATTAAAGAGAGCAAGAAAGTTACTGCAAAGAAAATGGAAGATCCACAGAAGAAGATGGTGGTTCTTTTGAGGAGTTTGAATGATGAGGAACTTGAGGGATTCTTTAAATCTGTCTCACGTAAAGATGCCATTCTGTATCGGGCTCTTTTGAAGAAATTTTAAGAAAGGGGAATGAAATGCTAGTATTTCCAGAAATGTTGATGGGTGCAGCAGAACAAGCAGGAATGAAAACACCTTCTGATTCTGATAACTTTAATCCAAAGAAGTTTCCACATTTTCAGGTTTTTTGCAAAGCACAACTTGGTCGTCCTATGAATCCAGAAGATCATTGGGAGAATGCAAAAGTTATAGCTAAGATTCCTGATAGTCAGATCATGAAAATTGATGTTCAAGGCTTGCTTAACCTTGGTTTTATTACCAAAGACTAAGAACAACAACAAAAGAAGGGGAAAACAAAATGGAAGAAAACATCGAAATCTTGGAAATGTCCATAACCTCTGATTACATTCCACACTGGTCAGTGGCTGCTGCTCTCAGAGAATTCCTACAGAATGCCCTTGATGCAGATACTCAGGGTCTCACTATGGAGATCTCTGAAGATCCAGAAAGAGAAAACTGGATTCAATTGATAAACTGGGGAGCCTCTCTTCCCATCAGAACACTTCTCCTTGGTGTCTCAACAAAAGCTGATAAAGAAGAAGAGATTGGTCAATTTGGGGAAGGTTATAAACTGGCCTGCCTCGTTCTAACCCGTGAAGATATCCCAGTTGAAATCTCCTCTCCTGAAGGAACTATCATTCCCTTCATTGGCTTCTCAAATCAATTCCAAACTGATCTTCTCATGTTTAAGTGGGATAAAGGAACAACCTTTCCCGCAGGAATCAAGATATCCTTCCCTAAAAGGAAAGTCTCTGAGTCTTGGCTTAAATCACTCATTCTTCTTGACCGACCACATGATCCAAGGCTTCTAAGGAATAAACCTGGAAGAGTTTATTCTGGTGGATTGTATCTTTCTCTTGATCTTGGTCAGGAGAAGCTTGAAGATTGTTATCATTGGGGCTATAATATCTTTCCAGCAGATTTGAAACTTGATCGAGATAGGGGGATGGTAGATCCTCGCTCTTTAAGGGATGCTACTGTTAAAATCCTTGAACAAGATGCAACATCAGAAGAAATATATGATGCTATCATGACTCCTTATCCCGAATTTTCTCAGATACCATCTTATTTCTTTTCAGGACAAACTCTTACAGCAGTAAGAAATGAGTTTAAAAAGAAATATGGAGAATTTGCTCATGCTGTTGAATCTAGTGTCTCAGAAGAAATGCTTGGATTAGTAGAAAATGCTGGTTTTATTCCTATTAGAATGAAAACCAAAACAGGTTATGCAATCCTTAATGGGGGACAGAAAGATAAGGATGAATTACGACAAGTTGTAGCAAATCGTGGGATTCATAGAAAAGAGTATAAGCCAACAGAAGAAGAAGCAAAACGAATAGATAGGGTTATAAAAATCTTGGCAGATTGCACAGATGCTAGATATATTTATCTTATATCCCGAATAAAAGATATGAAAATCTCAACTGTTCTTTTCACAGACCCAAATATTCTTGGTTCTTATAGTCCTGATATGAATGAGATAGCTCTTTCTGCAAAAGTTCTTGAGTCTGTTGGAAAGTTGATGCTTGTCTTAATCCATGAAATGTGCCATGCAGAATATCCAGGGCACGGATTAGATTTTCATCAGGGAAATGATAACGCAATCATTGGTCTGTTCAATTATCTTATTGAGAAAGAATAAGAAAGGAGAATAAAAATGGCCGCAGCAAAGAAAGAAAGAATGACTGATTTGGAACTTCAACAAAGTTTACTTGAATGGAATTTCCTCAATTCTCCTGGAGTTTTTGATGAGGGGATTCGGGACATGGCAAGAGGTCGGGGAAAAGAAGTAGAAAAAGAAACTATTCTTCAAGCCTATGAGCGAGAGGAATCAAGAAAGAAGGAGGAAGAAGATGAAAATCAACAGAGTTGAAAAGAAGAAAAAAGGAGAAATGCTACTTGAGGATATTGAACCAGGTTGTCCTTTTATGTTCTTGCCTAGTGGACATGCTCCATTTTCTCACAGGGTACAGAATACTATCTGGATAAAGGTTTATCCTACAAACTCTTTCCATCAAAAGTTCAGAGTATTGGCTAAGGAATCTTGCAATACGAAAATGGTAGTGGATATTAAGAAAGGAAGATTGGCAAACATTAATATCAAAGCCTCAATTCAACTCGTTGAATATAATCTTGAGATAGGAGAAATGGAATGAATATGAACAAACAAGAACAACAAGAAGCAACAAAAGCTTGCAACAAAAGCCAACACTGGTACCGTCGTGCAGGATGGGCAGATAAAACAGTTATTGTTGGTGAAGGAGAAGCTGCCAAAGAAATCAAGAAATTCGGGATAAACTGCATAAGATGCCATGATGTTCTTTTGACCAATCAACCGATGTTCACGCATCTTACTGATTAAAGGAAAGGAGAGATAATGAAAATCAATAGAACAGGTCAGAGATTTGAGGAAGATGTGACTTTGCAGGATATAAAGCACGTAACTCCTTTTCGGTTTAAAGGAGATTTCAGGGGGAATAAAAGGATACACATAAAGGTTTATCCTTCTAGTGATTTCAAAGATGATTTTGGAATTATTACCGAGAAAAAGTATCACCACTGTTTTGTGGTTAATCTAGAACAAGGAGGAATTACACTTTATCCAAATAAAACACCAGTTGAATTGATTGAATATGAACTCAATATTAAGTAATTAAATCTAAAGAGAAAGGGGAACAAAATGGAAGTCAAATTCGTTTCACTCTTCATTCACGAAGAACAACATGGATTCCTCTATGAAGGTATAAATCCCAAATCAACTGGTTGGCTCTTTGACCGTAAAGAACAGGCCCAAGAACATCAAGAAATTTCCGAGATTGGATATAAACCTGTTGGTGTTTTAGTAGTTGTTGTAGATTAAAACTTTCCAAGGAAGGAACAAAGCTATGACTTTAAAAGAAAGAATGAGAAACATTGAGCGTCTAAAGATTCAACTTGAGATTCTTAGATTCAAAGAGAAAGGGGAATCAATTCAAGTTCTTCCAGACGAAGTTGGATTGCGGAAAGATGTCTTACTTCAAAATCATTTCCTTGGAGAAAGCAATCCCGAGATACAAGCAATCATTTACACAGACCCATTTCCAGATAAGGGGGTAACATGAGTCAACATATGAAATATATCTCATTCTCTCTTGGGGAAGAATTTGAACATTTAATACTGTTTGACTTTATCTTAGATCATTCTACTATAGCAGATGCTTTAAGAAAAAATTATGAATCCTATGTAGGCTTTCCTTTTACCATTTTAGGAGCGGGGATGGTAGGAAAAGAAGGAGAGCACCTAAACTGTTTTGGAGATTCCTTTACATTAAAAATTACTTCTAGGAAAGAAGATAATATTCTTCTAGAACAATATCTCAATGACCATTAATAAAGAAAGGAAAACAAAATGAGATCTTTTCTTTTAACTCTTTTTCTTCTCTTTTTTTCTTTTTTTATTTTTCAGAGCTGCGCTTTGCTTGAAGAAGCAGGCGGAGCAGATCTTTCTCAAATCTCTGAAAGAGATGCAGGGCTTTATTGCTTGGCCCGAAATGAATGGGGAAAGGATTGTGAAGCAGATGGGGATAATCCAGTTCTTTATGATCCAAATTTAGAATTTGCAGGACTTACTATAACTTATAGAAGTAGAAAAAGTAAATTAGGTTTGGAAGCTTCTCGCTGGACTATATATATCAACCCAAATTCTAATTGTAGATACGAAGTTCTAAGACATGAAATTGGGCATACTTTCGGTATTGGAGAAGATGCACATCCTTGGGTTTCTCGTATTTCCTGCTAAAGAAAAGGAGAATAAAATGAGTGAGTTTAACTTTTCAGATCACTCAGTTTTGGGTTCTTTTGGATAATGAGGATATTAAGGGATTGGAGCTTCGTACATATATAACTTTTGGAACTGGCCACCATATTGACGAGAAGTATTCAGATTTTGAATTTGTAGGAACTTTCTTGTTAAATGAAGGTGCTCTTGTTTTTCATGTCTTTGAAGGAAAAGGAGAAGAAGATGAAACTAAACAATGAATCAATAGAACTTGCTAAACAAATTGCTGATACCTTTTATCTTGGAGATACTGTTAAAGATAAAAATGAGTTTATTACAACGACTGCCAAAATGATCGAGGAAATCTTTGGTAATTCTCAAAACGCTCGACTCAGACGAAAAGTGAAAGATCAAGCTTCAAGCCTGAAACAACTCCATCGTGCTCATACTGCTTTGAAGCATGATTCTAGGAAATATCTTGAAAGCTTGAGGAAGGAGAAAAAGAATGATTGAAGCAATCTTACTTGGATATATAGCAACTATGGCAACAGCTATCTATATCAGAATTATATTCTTTAACTAAGGGAGGAAGAATGACCAAAGAAGAAATCCTTGAACGGATAATTGCTAATGAGATTTCAGCATCTGAGATAAATACTATTCTCTACAATGCTCTACTTGTAATTTCATGGATTGAACTGATTGCTCTTGAAACAGATGAACTCTTTTATCTTCAAATCAAACCGATCTTGGATGAATTTAGGATGGGGAATGAGAAAGCAAGAAAAGGATTGGCTCTAACTGATCTCCTTGCAAGAGAAGGGATTCAGCAATCTAAAGGCCTAACTGAAATGAAAGCCAAGAAAGATAACATCGTTCAATTCCCACCTTGGGGCATTAAAATGAAGTGAATCAAAAATAAGAAAGGGGAACAATATGAACCTTAAACCTTACTTAGTTTTTATTGGTGAGAACTACTATCCTCCTGGAGGTTGGCAAGACTTCAAAGATTCTTTTGATACAAGAGAAGAAGCAAGGCATTTCATTGAGAAAGTTGTTCAAGATGGATATGATTGGGGACAAATAGTTTTCACAGGAGATACCACAGGAGCAGCTTTTAGGGATGAGGAACTTATAATAGAGTATTACAAAACCACTTATGTTAAAGGTGGTAAAATAAAAGGAGAATGGAGCGATGAACCCAACTAATCAACAAGAACAACCGAAACAAAAAGGAAAGTTTATTGTCTTTGAAGGCCCTGATGGAATGGGAAAGTCAAAGCAATCTCAACTTGCTCTTGATTATCTAATCGAAGAGAGAGTGATTGACACAGTTCTAACAAAAGAACCTGGCTCAAGCTTACTTCAATTCACAGGAGATCTTCGAGAAATGATCTTTCATAGACCCTATTCATCTTCTCTTGATCAAGTTGAACAAGGCTTGCTTCTTTTCATTGACCATTATCATAATGCTCGATGGGTAAGAGAATTAACAGATCATGGAAGGAATGTAATCTCAGATAAATGGCTCTATTCTCAATATTGCTACAACTCAATCAAGCCAGTCTCTCAAGAAACTGCAATGGATCTTTACGAGCAATTTGAGCCTCTTCAAATCCAACCTGATTTAGTAATAATCATGGGACTTGATAAAGAAGAAGCTTATAGAAGAATAGAGAAGCGGGAAAAAGAAGGAGAAAAGAAAACTCAAGCAAAGCATAAACTATGGGCTGTTGATGACTATATTGGAGAACTGATAAAGAACTATGCTACTCTTTATCATGGCCTTGTAAATGATGAAATCCCGACAATCACGGTTGTCCCAAAAAATGAGGAGACTCCTGAGGAAGTCTTTGAGAAATATATAAAGGGGCAGATTAATCTAACTTTGGAAGGGGAATAATCATGATAGATTGTGATATCTGCATGATGCCTTGTGATCCTCCAGTCTTTCATCTTGAGGAACCAGCTGATCAAGATTCAAATTTTCTTTATAAAACCGCTCTTAATATCTGTTCTCTCAATTGTATCGTGGCTTATTGTGAACTGAAATTTCTGGAATCTTTAAAGGAATAATAACAACTGAAACAACCTAGGGGCTCTTCTTAAAAATAACCGGAGAAAAACCCTTGATCGAACTCCTTAAAATAACAGCCCTAGCAATCCTTCTTTTTTTCTCTATTGAGAAAGAACCGACTGCTAGAGCAGAAATAGATTATCCTTTTTTGCGAGATATTATATGTGATGAAGTCGAAACCCCAGGTGAGCCCATTCCTGATTTCTCAGTAGGAAAGGTAAGAAACCAGAAAGGCGGCCTGCCTTGGGGCCGGTGTCAAATCAAATATTGGACAGCAGTCAGAGAAGGTTTCTCTATCTCCCGAAACCCAGGAGATCTTTTCAAGAAATCAGTGAACAAAGAATATTCTTTAAAGATTCTGAAGGGGTGCAGTCGAGATCTATTGAGAAGAGATTATCCAATAACAGTGAGAACAGTCTCTCATTGCTATGGTTCTGGATATTATAGAAGACATCCAAAATCAGGATACTCAAAGACAGTTACAGGTTTTTATAATCAAAGTTTCTTTGAGAGACAAGTAAAGATAAGAAATCAAATTCTACAAATGTCTCGAACGAACTTTTTTGCTGCAATAAGAATTCTTAACTCAGAGCCTTTTTCTCCAAAAGAGAGATATTCTTATCTTAAGGACATAATTAGGAGAATAAAGATTTTCCTTGAGAAATACTCAATTGAGAAGAATGAACTTTTATGGGAGATTTAAGCCATGACAAGAGAACAACAAATTGTATATATTCAAGGTCAGATAGTATGTGCTCAAGCTGAGATTCTTGGAATGCAAGCTGAGAACATGCAGCGCGAGCATCTAGGTGAAAGCATGGCTTACGTTCGTGATGATTTTCAGAAAATAATTGATCAATATGGAATTCATCATAATGCAGTTATTGGGGCCTTTCATGGTTCGAATTACCAATACTAAAAACAGAAAATCACAAAAATCGTCCCGTTGTATTGACAATCTAGAAAAGTCTTGATATAATAATCGCCTACAATGGAAAAGTAAAAAGAGGACTTGAAGGAAAGAAAAAGAGGAACCCATTTAAGACTAGCATTCAGAATCTGAACACCTAAGAGGAAAGGGATTTTTATGTTCATTTTCTACTTTGTCTGTGTCTTTCTATTTGGGATTATAGTAGGTGCAATCATTGCTTATTATATAGTTTCAAAAATACTTGAAGGGTTTGGAGAAGCATTACTTAAAGGTTGGTTCGGATGAGCAAATAGAAATAAAAAGAACAAGGAGAGTCTCTCTTGGTCTCCCCCCTTTGCCAAGTGTGTGCAATTAAGTTCTTCTACCATTGAACTGATTGTTCCAGAGACTCTCCCTTTTTGAGAAACCTTGAAAGGAGTAGGTAATGGATATTAAACATATAATAGGTGGGGAAAACCCAATACAAACGGATGATGAATTGTTGGAGCGCATCGCGGAGTTGGAGGCTGAAATAAAAAACGGAGTGGCTTGGGAACGCGCCGAAGCGGCAGAGACCAAAGCTGAAAAAGCATCTCAAGACAGTTGGGAAACTGCTGGAAGAAACGCCTCATTGCAGGCCCAACTGGCGGCGCTGGTGGAGGCTTCGGAAGCAACTTTGGAACATTTGAGTTGTATTTGGAGTATCCATCCACACACCTCCTGGTGTGGTCATAGCGATTGTCCGAAATGTACTTTCGACAAAGCCCTCTCCAACCTCACCGCCGCAGGAAATGAACTGCTGGCCGATAAGAAAAACAGGGTAACCAGGTATAACAAATTGGCAGGGATGTATAACACCATCGAGACCGAGCGCGACACCCTCGCCGAGCAGGTTGAGGAGTTGATGGAATTTGTAGAGCATAGCTATGCGTGCAGAATCTATACACGATTCAAGGGAGAGAATGAATGTTCTTGTGGCTTATTAGCCGCCCTCCCCGCCGCGCCGGAGCAGAAAAGCCCAGACATCGAGGACAAATGTTCCCACGGTAAGGAATTGGGTGAGTCTTGCAAGTTATGTGAATTAGAAGAACGAAACGCGCCGGAGCAACTACTAATTGACCACGATAAAGGCTGCTTTTTCCGTGAGCAAAAAGGGCCTTGTAATTGTTCTGTCGCGCTGGAGCAGGAAACCGAGGAGAATGACCATGGGAATTAGTAGAATAACAGCCCTTGAAATCCAGGGAAACGAAGTGCTTTGTGAGGCTCATGGCCCAGATTCCAAAGGGAAATATAAGGGCTGGATTTACATGCTTCGCGGTGGGGAAATACATAAAAGTATACTCAATTCAAACGCATGTTATAACAGCCCTGAAGCTGCGGTAGAGGGCATGGAGAATGTAGTGGAGTTGATCCGAAAGGAGCCAACCCCATGACAGACCAAGAGCGGATAGAGGAGATTGAGAACCACGTTAAGCGTGGCTACCACCTTATTGTCAACAGCACTGATGATGTGAAATTCCTCCTCAAGCAACTCGCCGCCCGCGATGAGAGGATTGAGGAATTGAGAGACTTACTAGCAGAAATTTTCCGCGAAACAGAAAGCTATCTCCATTTAACTGAGGGCTACAAAGATTGGCCTGCTGATTCAGTTATGGGCGTGCGAAGCTTATGTTAAGTGTTAACAGGGTTGGCTCAAGCGATAGAGAAGGGGTGGCATATAATCACGCAAACATCATGGCTTGGCGAAAATTATTTATTTAAAGCCAAACGCCTGATCGAGCAGAAAGCAGCATCATGAGGGCAAGAGATTTCGACTATCAAATCGGACCTGTAGTTGGGGGGTTCACGTTCTACCCGTACCAGATCAGTCTGGGAGTTACACTTCGATATTGGCCTCAGGCTTTCCCTTTCTCAGTACGGATCCATATCGGCCCATTCAAGGCGTGGGCTAGTGTTCTGTCAAAGAAGGGATAACCATGCCACAGCCAAAGGGAGTCAGATACGGGGGCCATCAGCAAGGAACCCGCCGGAGCCGGTAGGTGGACGGCACTCATACATGATGGGATATGATATTAGCCGCCAGGAATGGGATATAGAAGAAATGCAACGCAAACTGAGTGACAGGATGAGCGGTCAATGAACAGCCTTGGGGTTTTGCCGGATATAATGAAGAAGGCAAGAGCGAGCACTACGGCCTATCGGTACATGTGCGACCCCAAGGCCCAATGTGTGTGCATCGTACGGATATGAATAAGAATAATAAAAAGAAAAGGAACCACAATCTCATTCCCCTCGCTAGGATTTTCCTCCTTTTTTCCTAGCTGTGAGGTTGTGGTTCCCATTTTGAAAAGAGAAGAAATAATGCCCGAAAAACATAAATTTTGGGGCCAGCAAGAACAAGCTATCTTTCAAACAAAGATAGAAGCAATAGTTCCTTATTGTCGGGACTGTAATGTCAAGCTAAAAACTAAGGCGGGGGTTGCAAGTCATACAAATCAAGGACATGAAGTTCTTGAAATGACAATTTTGGAACCGGAACCTGATATGCGTGCTTCAAGTTTAATCATGAAACACAACGAGAATCAACCTTATGAGATAATTCATGGGATTGATTATTCGGAGAAATTCTAAAAAAGGAGAAACTAAAAAACTATGCCAGAAACTAAAATTCTAATAACCGTAGACCACAAAGTCCTTCTAGGTTGCTATGATATGCTCTCAGTCTATGGAGGAGACCCAAGAGGTCAACAAGCAGAAAACGTTATATCTCTTGTTCTTATGGCCTTTGTAAATGGGATGAGAGATGATAAACTGATCCCAACATACAATACAGAGACCGAACTTCTCACCAAACTTGATGAGTATTTTCCAGACCTAAAAAACTCAGTCATTAATAAGATTGAGGATATGGCAGTTCAACTGGAAAGAACGATGCAGGGTGGTGATAGTTCATTCTCAGATGTGAAAAAAGATATTGACCCTTCCGCAGTAGATAATATCCAAATAGATGATTCAGAAAATGAAGAAGGAGAGAGTGAAAAAGCTCTAACCTTTGAAGAACTTCCTGGGAAAGATGTTCTTGTAATTGAAGCTAAGGGTGATTCTCGAAAAGAATCTTCATTGCTTGAAGTTTACTCGGTAATTTCCCGGGAAATTTGGGGCACTCCAAATGCCCGTAAGATGTGGGAGTTAATCCTTAGTAAGAAAGGAGAAACACCTACAGAGCCGTCAGAAGATTTAGTTAAACCTACTGAACCCTCTGATGGCTAATCCCGAGAGCAAAGCTCTCACAATCTGAATTGGAGTAAAAGCAATGACTGTGATAAAAGCTACCGCCAACTGGGAAAAAGATGATGAAAAATTCAGTGGTGAACTCGAAGTTGAATATGAGTTTGGCGAAGATGCAAACGCCATGATCAATGAAATTGGCGCTGAAGTTGTGTATCGCCATGCTATTTCTTCTATCACTGTTGCACTGCAAGGGCAAATGCGTCAATGGATTCAGCAAGGCCTTAGTGAGGATGAAATCAAGAGCGAGGGTGGTAAACTGGATCAATGGTCACCGCCTAGTGGTAAACCACGTGCCGCGAATCGCATGGCCAAGATTACCGCTCTGATGGAGAAAATGACTCAAGAAGAGCGAGAATTGTTGATGGCCTCTTTGACGGAGTAGTTTTCTCATCAGGACTTAGCTAAGTTCTAGTTTTTCAGAAAGAGGGTTGCAGTCTTCAATATAATAGCACTTAAGTTTATTAAAAGAGAAACAAGGCTTAATCCTTTAACTCTTGAACTTAAGGATCATGCATTTGAGAGGACTGTAACCTTTTCCCTTCTTTGAAGGAGCAGAGCAATGAATAAAATATTAGAAAACTTTCATTATCTCCTAAACTTAATGAGAAAGAAAGATTTAACAATAGATACATCAGCTTTAGAAGGATTTAGGGCAAAGATGAAAGTTAGGACTAGCCCAACAGGAATGAAGATTGCTGATATAACTTTTGAAACGGAGAAAGAATAATGAATATTCAAGAATTTTCCACAGAACTTGAAAATCTCCTACATACAAGAGAACTTCACAATAAAATTCCTTTTCAAGAAATTGGAAGGGAATTAGATATGCCAATAGGTTTCTCAATTGGGGAAAACATTCTTCCTTTTATTCAGAAACTAAAAACAAAGATGCAAGAACGAGAAGAAGAAATACTAACTCTTAGAAATATACTTAAAGGGGGATAACTTAAAATGACTGAAACCGCTTCACCGCTGCTACTAAATTTAGACTTCAAAGACAACTCCCGACTCTCTGAGTTCAAGCTTTGCCCAAGAAAGTTCTGGTTCCATTACATTCAACATCTTGTCCCTGCTTATCCACGCTATCCTCTTGACTTTGGTTCTGCGTGGCATAAGGGAATGGACTTCCTCTATATCAACTTCTTCGAGAATGGAATCCGAGGGATTGAATTGGGAAAGATAGCCTTTGAAGGCTTCTTGCAAGAATGGGCAGAACTCGGGCATCCTCCTGAGATTCCAATAGGTGATGAAGTTAAATTCAAGGCAAGGACTCCTGGGACGGCCCGGGAAATGCTCATGAATTATGTTAAGACTCGAACCCAGTGGCTTGAAACTCTTGAACTTGTTGAAGTAGAACTTCCTTTTGCTGTCCCAATTGATCCTGATAAACCTAACCGTTGGTTGGTCGGGCGTCTTGATAAGATAATAAAAGAGAAGGGATACCATTGGGTAGTTGAACATAAAACAAACTCACTTTATTCAATCGAACATGGGATGCAAGCAGGCTTCACTGATATGTTTGATCCTAATGCCCAAGTAGATGGATATGGCTATGCTCTTAAGATGCTCTATGGTGCAAAGTCTATGGGTGTCTTGGTTGATGCGGCCCTTGTTCACAAGACTCATCATGATATTTTCAAATTCATTCCCGTGAATAAAGCAGTAGGCTTTGCTTCTCAATGGCTTGAAGATACAATCTACTGGTGGGATAGGGTTGAGGAAGCAGAGGAAGGAAAGCACTATGCCCGGAATTGCCCTAGTGCTTGCAGAACAGTCTATGGAGCCTGTGAGTATAAAGGGATTTGTAACTATACAACTGGACATAAAGATTTTGATGAGGCACCTGCAGGTTATAAGTTTGATAAATGGGAGCCTTTCTCTTTTGATGAATTGAAGAAAGCAATGGGGGCAGAGAAGGTAGAAAGCGAGGTGATATAATGGCAGGCTCTTATAGTCATTGTTGTGATGTTGATGGTTCTTTTTACCATGAATTAATTGAGAACCTTGGTGATTCTTATGAAGCCTGTGAACATATGCACTTCATGATTAATTGGCTTGCAAATGGAGATAAGTTTAAAATAATTCAAGCTGAAAAAGCTTTCTATTCAGGAGAATATCATGAAGGTCCAGACAATAGAATTCCTGTATCCCAATTAGTCTTTGATAAAATGTGTGACATTGTTCAATCTTCAGATATTCGTCTTGATGAAGCTTTCAAAGTAGAGAAGGAGATAGCATGAAAATTATCTCTGGTGGACAAACGGGTGTAGATAGAGCCGCTTTAGACTTTGCAAGAGAACAAGGGATGGAGACAGGAGGTTGGGCTCCAAAGGGTTGGATGACTACGAATGGGTCTGATCTATCTCTCAAAAATTTGGGTTTGAAAGAGCATACAGGTGGCTACCGAGAGCGAACTATTGAGAATATAAAGGAGGCTGATGCTACTTTGATTCTTGCTTTTAATATGAAGTCTTTTGGTACCCAACTTACAATTAATCAGGTGAAGCAACGAAAAAAACCTTATTTAACTATTGAACTTAGCAATCCCAATCCAGAAGAAGTTATGAATTGGATAAGATCAGTTGAACCTCAAATTCTAAACGTCGCGGGAAATCGACAAACTTCTAATGTTGATATTTATAGAGTTGCAAAAGTTTTCTTATTAGAAGTTTTTGTTCGATTGACTGTGAGAAGAAGTGCATTGTTGAGAGATCTAAAAAACCGCTAAACCAAAAGGAACCTAAAATGACTGAAAAAGAAACAAGCAGCCTGAGTGGGCAACTGTCTTATATTGTTTTTAGTAATGAAGAAAATGGATTCTTTATAGGAACATTAACCACGAAGAACAATGAAGAATCTAAATTCAAGAACAAAGTGACAATAACTGGTGCTGCTATTAATGGCATTCCAGAGATAAAAAGTGAATTGAAGCTTCATGGTGAATGGACTATTCACGCCAAATATGGAGAGCAATTCAAATTCTCCGTTATTGTCGAAGACTTTGAAGTTTCAAAAGAGGGGCAACAAAAATTCCTGATGAATTATGTGAAGGGTCTCGGCCCTGTGAAAACTAAGCATATCATTGATGAATTTAGAGAAAATACTTTCAAGGTAATTCGAGAAGCACCTGAGGAACTTCTAAAATTTGATATACCAGAAGAAACCGTTGAAGCTATGAAACGTGCTCTTGAGGAGCATGGGGCAGATGCTGATGCAATAGCTGTTCTTTCTTCTTATGAGATTACAACTGGTGCGATCAAGAAACTGATGGAAGTTTATCGAAGTGCAAATAAAACCGTCCAGGTTATCCAAGAAAATCCCTATCAATTGATAAAAGATATAGATGGATTCGGCTTTCTTAAATCTGATAAGATCGCCCGACAATTGGGATATGATATAAACAGTCCCAATCGAATTCAAGCTGCGGTAGCTCATGTTCTATACGAAGCTTCTAACCGTGGTCACACTTATATCACAAGACAGAAGTTAGTATGGGGTGCTGGCAAATATGAGAAAGGAATGAGAGACTATCTTGGTGCTCAAGTTCTTGAAGATGATATGGATACTGCTATTCTAGAACTTCATACTCAAGATGAAGTTTTTATCTTATTTGATAATTATCAGAATGAGATAAAAGCCAAAAGCCAAGTCTCTCTAAAATCTCTCTACAATGCAGAACGACAAATTGAGAGAACAACTATCAATCTCGTAAATACTAAAGAAGAACCAAAAGAAGTAGAGATTGATGAAATCTTAAATCTTGATCAAGCCTCAGCTGTCAAACAAGTTTTCAATGGAGAATCTGCAATATGTGTAATCACAGGTGGAGCTGGAGTCGGGAAAACCTTTGTCACAAAAGAAATCCTTCGCCTTGCTCAATTGAATAAACTCACTGTTCAGCTTCTTAGCCCAACAGGGAAAGCTGTCAAGCGTTTAGAAGAGATGACAGGACGATCTGCTTCTACTATCCATAGGTATCTGAAATACAATCCCCATGAAGGTGGATTTACTTTGGAAGAAGTGTGGCATGATGTCTTGATAATTGATGAAGCTTCAATGGTTGATTCTGTTCTTATGAATGAACTTCTCAAAAGACTTGATGAGAGCAGAACAAAGCTGATTCTCGTTGGGGATAAAAACCAGCTCCCGCCGGTAGGCGCTGGGCGTCCTTTCCAAGATATAATCGAAAGCGACTTCTTCCCTGTATTTACATTGAATAAGATAATGAGAACTGATGATGATTCTCTTATTCCGCTCAATGCTGGGCGTATTCTTTCAGGGAATAACTATGATATAGAATTTGATGCAAAACAGATGAGCATGATTGATGAGAGAACAGCAGAGGATATCCCTCAATTGATTGTGAGAGAAATCATGGAAGATACTAATTATCTCCCTGAGGAGATTCAGGTTCTCACTCCACAGAAGAAGGGCCCGATTGGGACGGGAGAGTTGAATGAAGTTCTAAGAAATGCTCTCAATCGTGAGGGAGTAGAACTTAGCAAGTTCAAAGGTTTCTCAGTTGGAGATAAAATAATTCTAATTCATAATAATTATGATCAGAATTACATGAATGGAGACCAAGGATATATCAAAGGTGAAGATTTGACCAAAGTTAAACGTCCGATTATGAATGTTGAACTTGAAGGTGGTCAAATGATTGAGATAGACAAGGATACTATCTATGATGTACAACATGCCTATGCTATCACAATCCATAAAAGTCAAGGAAGTGAATGGAAGAAAGTTATCCTTCTAGTCCACCCTGCTCATAGCTTTATGCTTTCTAGAAATCTAATTTACACTGGGATAACTAGGGGTAGATATAATGTCACTCTTGCTGGAACACAATTCGGGCTCAAGGTAGCTTGTGAGAAAAGTGGTATGCAAGAGAGATTCACTTGGCTCAGTGATTTTTATCAAGAGTATGGAGTTGAGGAAGAGGAAGGAGGTGAGTGATGAATGATAGCTTTGCTCAAGAATTACTGTTAGAAAAAAGAAAAAAAGATGCTATTTGCAATGGAACTTTTGAAGGTGAATTAGATGGAAGGAAACTTCCGGGAACAATTTTCGATGGAACAGATGCTGCTTGTCCCGCCTGGTTTCGAGGTTGTGACTATGGCTATGAGAAAGCAATAGAAAAGCTTAAGAAATTTCTTGTAGATTCTGGTTCTTCTAAGCAACTATACTATGATTGCACAGGGCATGGAGCAGATCACTGTTTTCATTGTGCAATTCTTAAAATGGTTCAAGACCTTGAGAAGAGGAAAGGGAAAAAACCATGATTACTTGGATCTACACAAAGCCTCCCAGTGAAGAAGCTAATAATAAAATAATTAAGGCTCTAAATGCAGCCCTTGTTGCTCTGCCTTCTCAATTCAAAGAATTGGCTGGAATCGCTGTAAGGAAGCATAAATTTAATGGTGCTGATGGTATGATGAACTTCAAGATTGTTTATGAAGTTAGAGAGAAGAAAGGAGAATGAAATGAAGGGGAACTACCATAGTGAGGGCTATTGTCTTTTCAGTTGGAGTCGGGCTTCTGATGAAGCCTTATCTTATCCTCATGTTTTTCATCTAGGAAAAAACCAGTGTATTAGATGCTTAACTCCAATGACTAAAAATAATGCCCCGCATTACTTTCATATCCTAAAGCTTGAAGAATTAATTGATAGTTGTCTCAATGGTCTTGAATGGTGGGAGAATGAGCATCCGGAAGAACACAGTGAAGCAGATGAAGAACTCAAACGTGATATTAGAAATATAATAGGATATAAAGAAAAGGAGAATAAAATGGGAAAAGATTCACAACCAATAACTGGTGGGAGTTATGATCTAAGAATTGAAAAATGGGAGATAATTCTGTACACAGGTTCTAAAAGGTCTTATTATAGACTTGAGGGAGTTATCTACAATCACCCAAACTATCCTCATATCTTAAATGGAGAGCCTGGATTCACAAGTGAATTAATGATGCTTGATTTTATGAATAACAGAGCTCAAACCAAGAATAATCTTTATATTCTTGGGGAGAGAAGAAAGGAGAGATAAAGATGCTAATCTCTAAAAAGTACAGATTTGTCTTTATCCATATTCCCAAGACAGCTGGGACTTCTATCCATGATTTACTCAGTAGGATAGATGAGGATGCTATAACTCCTTCTCCTTTGAAAACTCATAGCCCGGCCCGATATGTTTGTTCTTATTTAACACAGCAAGGAGAGGAACCAGGTGAGTATTATTTCTTCTCCTTTGTGCGAAATCCTTTTGAGAGGCTTCATTCTCTCTATCATTTCATTCAAGTTAGATGGCCTGAGAAGCTCGAAGGAAAAGATTTCAATGCTTGGCTTTTCTCTAATGAAGAAATCTATGAAGGAAGGCAAACTTTCCCAGGAGAGAGCGCAATTCCTAATACCCAAAAACCTCAACTTGATTGGTTAACTTCTACTCCATGCAAATCAAATCAATTCCCTCTCCCAAAAATAATTCCTAAGTTTATTGGGAGATATGAAAATTTAAAGGAAGATCTCGAACATGTTTTTTCAGAATTAAAAATTGGAACTACTAAAGAAATTTCTGATCTCTGTAAATTCCACTTGCCTCATATGCAAGATCATAAAAGACCAAAGGACTATAGAAAGATTTACAACGAGCAGGGAAGGAAATGGGTTGAGAAGTATTTTCAAGTTGATTTGGAATATTCTAACTATTCATTCTAAAGGAGAAAGATGAAAGTTATAAGAATCTTAGTCTATGAAGGGGATGAGGATTGGATAAGAGTATCTTTAAGTGCCAGTAACAGAGCAGTTCTAGGTGAGTATAAAACACCTAAAGGTAGCATAAAGGAATTCTATATACAAAGTCCTCTTCCTTTATCAATTGATGCACCTATAGATTTTATTGATGCTGAAAAAGCTTCAGCTATGATAAAAGAAAGAGAATTTAATGCCAAACGCTAAAGACCCACAAGAACGAGACCAAGCTGAGAAGATCTTTCTCATCGGTCAGCTTGGTGGTGGGAAAACTACTCAATTCCTTACTCTCCCACGGCCCGCTTTCATGTATATTTTTGATCCTTCTGGATTTAATGCTATACAAGGGCATGACATAGACTTTGAGGAATACTTACCTCATAAATTGAATATAACTGTAGCCCCGATTCCTAAAGGTGGGGCTACTCCCATTGGAATGCAGAAAGGCGAGGAGAGAATTAAGGCTCAAGCTTTTGCTCAATGGGAACAGCATTTCATGGAAGCTCTTGATAGTGGCTTCTTCGAGAAATATAATTCCATAGGTCTTGATTCAGTAACTACTCTCTCTGATATAGCAATGGATGATATTCTAGCCCGAGAAGGTATGATTGGATATCCTCCACAACTCACTCATTATAATGTTCTTAAGACTCAAATTTCTAGAATCTTGAGAGCCCTCTGTGCTCTAGAAAAAACTCTTCTAGTCACAGGTCATACTATGTATAAGCAAAATGATACTGCAATGAAAATGATGAATGAGATTCTCATAACTGGTGATCTTCAAGTTCGTGCACCTCTACTTTTCTCAACCGTTGGGCGTTGTGACTATGATGTACAAGCAGATGGAAAGAAGAAATTCACGATTCAAACTATCAAGGATAAATACAATGAGAATCTGAAAAGTAATATCCCGGGAATCACAGGGATTCAAGATATTACAATTTCAGATTTTCAAAGTCCTCATAACTCAGGTCTTGGTTATCTTATTAAGAGAGGGAAAGCAGCATGAATTGAAGAGCACAAACCCAACATATCTCTGCAACGCGAGAAATCGCAGCGATCAGGCGAAAGCTTAATGTAATCATGAGTAGAAAGAATACAACAAAGATAAGAAAAGATTGTGAAAAAGAATTTGCTTCTTTGAGTCGAAGGATTAATCTCTGCAAAGGTTTTCTCATAACTGAATTTTAAAGGAGAAAAGAATGAAATTTAGGGCTACAGAAGAACAGATCAAGCAGATAATCTGCAACGCTGTAAATGCAAGTCAACCAATGGGATTGGGATTCGTGCATTTTGAACCTAAAGATTATAAGTTTGAAGATTTAGGTTTGATTGTCCCAATTGAGATGGGAGATGATAATTTCAAAGCAAGAATTTCCGTTGACTATTGTCATGGAAGAATGGTAAAACTAACTCTTGTAAGATTAGGTGATGATGAATGGGAAGTAAGGAGCCCCCATGCAGAACCTAATCCCGAATATCAATCTTGGGAAAGAATCTATCCAACGGTTGAAAGTTTGATAACCTCAGGAGTTCAACAAGAACAATCCTCTTAAAGAAAGGAGAAAGATGCAAAGAAAAATCTAACTAATCTGTTCATTTTTTGAACCCATCTTGGTAAATTTCCAACAAGGAAAACAACAATGGCTAAAGTTGCATATAAAGGCATCGCCGACCGTCAAGAACCCACCCACCTTGAGGATGACGTACATAATTTGCGTATCGTCAAGGCAACTCATGGTGCGGGAAAGGCTGACTCAACTAAGTTCAGGACTGAGGTAATCTTGGATTGCCCTGATCAGCCTGATAAGCAGGGTGTCTTCCACTATCTTGGAGATCAAAATCCAGACGGAGATCCCAAAGCCGAAGAGTTTAAAGGTCTTATGGCTAAGAGGTTCTTGATTCACTTTGATATTCCCTTTGATGATGAGGGATATGACCCTGATGATTTCTTGGGGAAACAGGCTGCAACGAGGACTAAGCAGTCTAAAGATGATCAAGGAAGGACTCAAGTTAGCTTGATCCTTCCCGAGATTCAGATTTAGTTAATTCAAATTGGGAGGCCCTAAAAAGCCTCCCTTCTTTTTTCCCCCAAAATAAAAACTAACAATGAAAGCAGGATAAAACAAATGGCCTCTTATAAAGAGAGAACTAGAAGAATAACCTTTGACGTTCCTATTGTGTTAAAGGCTTTAATACACTCAATTATCCCGCCTTCACGATTATCTGCAATCATGCGATATCTATTAAAAGAAATTCTACAATTAGAAAAAGAAGTAGGAAGGGATAAAACTCTTACTGCTTTACTGAACGGCAGAGCAAAACTAATAATTCTACCAAACTACGAAGTTGCAAAACAACTAGAAAATAAAGAAACAGTGGGAGAACAACGATGAATCTTGAGGAATATAAACAACACTTAAAAGAAATGAATGATGATGAATTGATGGCTTGGATTCATGATATAGGAAGGAATCGAGAGCAATCTATGAGTATCACTAGGGTTGCAGCAGTTAAGAAGAAAACACAAGGGAAGAGTGCTAAGAGCGCAATATCAGCTTTATCAGCTGAAGAGAAAGCTGAACTTAGAAAGAAATTTGGGCTTTAGATTTTTTCCTATTCAACACTAAAAAGAGAAAAACCTAATGGATAAGATAGTCCAACGTAATGTTCGATTCTCACAGATAGTCATTGGAGAACGATTCAGAACTGAATACAATGGAATAGATGATCTCGCTCTTTCTATCAAAGACAAAGGTCTCATTCAACCTCCAGTCTTAGATCAGAACTTGAATCTACTTGCTGGTGGAAGAAGGATAAAAGCTATTGAGCTTCTTAGAGAAGAAGATCCCGACAATTGGGATGAGATTCCAGTGATAATTCGGGAATCGAAAGATGAACTGGATGCGAGAGAAGTAGAATTGATTGAGAATTTGATGCGAGAGAATTTGGCTTGGGATGAACAAGCGAAACTCACCGCTGAAATTCACCGACTTTATTCAGAGAAGAATCAAGACTGGTCGGGAAGAAAAACCGCTGATCTTCTTGAACGCTCAGTTGGGGGAATCTCCCAACATTTACAACTCGCAGAAGCACTTGAGAAGATGCCAGAATTGGCAAAAGCAAAAACAGCAGATCAAGCTAAGAAATCACTTGATTCAATTTATGAGAAGCTTGCTCTTGATGAGCTGAGAAGAAGAACAGAAGATCCAGAGACTGCAAAAGATAAAACTCTTGAAAAACTCCTAAAAGGGGCTGACGAAGATTACAAGATAATAGATGTTTTTGAAGGACTTGCTTCTTTACCTGATGAAGATAGGGAGATTTTCTTGATTGAGGTTGACCCGCCTTATGGTATTGATTTTAAGGGAAAGAAAAGACCACCCAAAACAGCAATTAAAGATCAAGTAAAGAACTACAATGAGATTCCAGCAGGTGATTATGTGCAATTTCTAGATGATCTTGCCATAGAATTATTTAGAGTATCTGCTAAAGATGCTAAGATAGTTTTCTGGTTCGGGTATCAATGGTATAAAGAAGTTTATTCTGCCTTAACTGAAGCTGGTTGGGTGATAGATGAAATACCCGCTCTCTGGACTAAAAAGAATGGCCAGACAAATCAACCACTCCTAAGACTTGCTAGAACATATGAGACTTTCTTCTATGGTGCTAAAAAGGAAATGAAATCCGTTGTTCTCAAACAGGGTAGAAGTAATCAATTCGCTATTGATCCAGTGTTCGCTGGAGATAAATACCACCCAACACAAAGACCTCTTGAACTCATAAAAGAAATAATCGAAACTTTTGGAGTAACTACTGTTCCTTATATGAACAAGGTTCTGGTTCCATTTCTCGGGAGTGGTGCTACTATCATTGCTGCAAAAGAAATGGGGTATAAAACTTTAGGCTTTGATAACAACGAAGATTATAAAGAGAAATATCTTTATGAGATTCGGAAAAGCTATTTGAAGAAATTTGAACTGGAGTAAAACATGACCAAAAAAGAGGCAATGCGTGTGATTGAAAGCAAAGATGAATTTATTGAATATCTCATGGAAGAATATAGAAAGTTAATGCTTAAACATATCCTTTTTAAATCATCACTCTTTGATGCAGAAATTCAAAAAGCAAGAGCATAATTGGAGAAAAGCTAATGAAAGAAATAACAGAACTAAGAAGAAAAGTTAAATCTTATATGAAGAAGAATAAAATATCATACCGAGAGTTTGGAAAACTTTGCAATGTTCCACATACTACTATCCATCTTTTAGTAACCGAAGGTAAAAACTTTCAATTTGATTCAGCGATTAAAGTGATAAAAGTTCTTGGCTCTTTTGAGATTAATTACAAAAGGAAAACCTAATGGGCTTTGTATCTTATCCAAATCTCCCTGCTATGAATGAGGGAACTGTCCCGCCGGATGGAGACCCCAACTCCGCAATTGCGATGATTGGAGAGGCTCCTGCTAGAAATGAAATAGCTAAAGGAAAGCCTTGGGTTGGGCCAGCAGGCTTTGTCTTAGAGCAATGTGCCCACCAGGCGGGTTTAACAAGAACAGAGATATATCTAACTAATGTTTCAAAGAAACCTATTGAGAAAAATATTGAAGAATTAATTGGCCGGAACGGTCTCACCAAATTGGGAGAATACTGGAAAGATAAACTCAAAGAAGAACTGCAAAGTGTAACAGCAAATGTTCTTATGCCTATGGGCCGCCTTGCTTGTTATTGCCTGACTGGCCATCAACAGATTACAAAATACAGAGGCTCAATTCTTGAGTCCACACTTCTACCCGGAAGAAAAGTCATTCCCGCCATTCATCCTTCCTCAGCACTCCATGGAAATTTCATGGTTCGCTATTATATCGTTGAGGATATGAGGCGATCTGTCTATCAATCAACTTTCCCAGAGATCAGGCTTCTAGAAAGAAATTATATAATCAGACCTTCTTGGCAGGATGCGACTGATTATATAGATAATCTTAGGAAGGAAAGAGGAACTGTATCTTGGGATATAGAAGTGACTAAGAATGAAGTCTCCTGTATAGGCTTTGCCCCGAATCCAACTGAGGCTATGTGCATACCTGTAGACAACTATTCTCCAAGCCAAGAAGGCCATGTATGGCGGGCAATAGCAAATCTCATGGAAGACCCCCAAGTTCCAAAACTTGGAATGAACTTAATTTTTGATACCTCTTATATCCTTGCACACAACCGAATCCAGACAAAAGGATATATTGATGATATAATGATTGCCCATCATATTCTCTATCCCGACTTCCCTAAAGGTCTTGACTTCCTTGTATCTTTTCAGTGCAAAGGAGAACCTTATTACAAAGATGAAGGGAAGCAATGGAAACTGAATCAGATCAAAGACTGGGGTCAATGGTGGACCTATAATTGCAAAGATTGCACTCATGCTTTTGAAGTCTGGGATGCAATCAAGCATAAGATTACGGAGGATGGATTCTTTCATTATTATCGGGAGACAATGAAGTATTTTGACCCAATAAATTTCATGGTCTGGAAAGGAATCCATGTTGATCCAGGTGCAATCAAAATCGAGAAAGAAAGAGTTGAGAGGGATATAGATAAACAACAAATTGAACTTAATACTATAACTGGAAGAGAATTCAATGTAAATTCTCCAAAGCAATGCAAGGAATATTTTTACGAAGAACTGAAAATAACTCCGTTCACAAAATACAATAAGGTTAAGAAAACCTCTTCTGCAACCTTGGATGATAAGTCTCTTGAAAGACTTGCTAAAGGTACAACCTCAAGAAAGCCTTTGCAAGAAGCAAAATTGATTCAAGGGATTCGGGGCCTAAGAAAACTCAATTCTACGTATCTTGATATTGGCTTCGATAAAGATGGCCGCTTCCGATGTGCTTATAATCCAAGAGGAACTAAGAATAATAGATTTGCTAGTGGTAAGACGATTGATGGAACAGGGATGAATCATCAGAACCTTCCTTTATCTTTCCGCTCATATTTAATTCCTGATGATGATAGAATCTTTATTGAGTGGGATAAAGTTCAGGCTGAATGGGTTGTTGTAGCTTTTGTTTCGGGTGATGCAAACATGATTAGGGTCGTAGAAAGAAGACTTGATGCTCATGCAGTGAGTGGCTCTATGATCACAGGATTGCCCATTGAGTATATTAAGCTGGAAGATAAATATGTTGGGCATTCTCGGGACCCAATAGATATTGAGAAGGCCCGCGTTGAACTGGATAAATGGTGCTTAGCCAACAAACCTGAATGGACCAGAGAAGCCCTATCCATAGTCTACCCTGATGCTTTTTGGCCGCGTGGTTACTCAATTCGACAATGTGGAAAGCATAGTAATCACGGCTTCAACTACGATATGCAGGCGGCCCGTTTTGCTCTGGAATATGAGACTGACCTTGATCTCTCTAAGAGAATCTATGACGGTTATCACAAAGGCTATCCAGGTCTAAAGCATTGGTATAAAAGAACACAAGCCCAATTGGATAAAAACAGAACCATTGAAAATTGCTATCAAGACAAAAGAACATTTCTTGGAGAATGGGGCGATGATCTATTCAAGGAAGCTTATGACTGGAATCCTCAATCAACAGTTTCAAGGAATAATAAGAATGGTATGACTCGACTTTATAATGATCGAACACCTTGGATGCGGCCGTTTGAGCTTTTGCTTGAGGGCCATGATTCAAACCTAGGCCAGGCTCCTTTCTCTAATCTTCGTGATTTATCAAAGGTTATTTTCACGGGAATAGAGCATATGCACGATGTTCTTGAATGGGAAGGCCGCCAATTTTCAATTAGAACTGATTGCAAGATAGGATTTGATTGGAAGAACATGATAGAATTAAAGGATTTAGACTTCAAACAAATTGGTGATCTGGAATTAGAACTTCCAGGGATAATTGAGCAAGCAAAGGAGAAACATGAGGAATCTAGAAGGTCAGAAATTCGGGAGGCTTCTAGTCCTAGAATTGCTTGATGTTGCAGAAGATAGTCATTGTTACTATAGTTGTAGATGTGACTGTGGGCAGTTCACAAGAGTTAGAGAGGCCCGACTTGTTACAGGATTAACTAAAAGTTGTGGATGTTTGAGATTAAAATTGAAAAAAGAAAGGGCTAAGATATGATTCAAAGAATTGATAGTAATTTCCTTATAAACACTATTGGGGCAAGTCAAACAAAATTTTATTCAGGACGAATCAAAAAATGGGATTTTAGGTTTTTGAGCCTTGCAAAACACATTGCAAGCTGGTCAAAAGATCCTTCAACACAAGTTGGAGCAGTCATAGCTGATTCTGAGAATAGAGTAGTATCTGTTGGTTATAATGGATTCCCCCGTGGTGTGCATGACACTGAAACAAGATTAAATGATCGAGAACAAAAATACCCATTAACGATTCATGCAGAAATAAATGCAATTCTCTTTGCTCAGAAAGGACTCAAAGACACAATTCTCTATACATGGCCATTTCCACCTTGTGATAAATGTGCAGGTTTTATTGCTCAATCAGGATTGCAAAATGTAGTCTCAATTGAACGTGAAAGAGATACTGATTTAATTCTTAGATGGAAGGAAGAACTCAAGCGTGGTGAGCAGGTCTTTGAAGAATCTCAAGTTAATCTTCGCATCTATACGAGGGAAGTGTGGCAAGAGCTCTGAGCGATTGGATATCTTATTATATAGAATACACAGATGATACAGAGCCGCCCGAGTCATATCATATATGGACTGCAATCTCTCTCATAGCAGGATCACTTGAGAGAAAAGTTTGTATGCCTTGGGGCCACTCTAAAATCTACCCCAACCTATATATAATACTGGTAGGTCCCAGTGGACGAACCAGGAAAGGGGTAGCTATGGATATTGGTCAGGATATCTTTACAGAGGCGGGAGGAAAGACAACCGCAGATTCTATGACCAAAGAAAAACTCATTCAAGTGTTCAAGAATAGCATTAACAATTATGAGAATCCAGTATCTGGTTTCATTGAGTTTCATTGTTCTTTGACAACATTCTCAAAAGAACTTTCTGTCTTTCTTGGGCAGAAAGATATTGGATTCATTGCTGATCTAACTGATTGGTATGACTCACATGATTCATGGAGATATGAAACAAAAGGAAAGGGTGATGATCACATTCATGGAATCTGTTATAATCTCTTGGGTGGAACAGCATCAGATTGGTTTTCTTCTATGCTTCCACTTGAAGCTATAGGTGGTGGATTCACAGCTAGAATCATTTTTGTATCAGAAGAGAATAAAAAGAAAACTGTTTCCAGGCCCCGAATCTCTGACCAGAATTTACGCAAAATTTTAATTGCTGATTTACAAAAAATAAAGAATTTAGCTGGTGAGTTCAAATTCACAGAAGAAGCAGAACAGATATATGTAGATTGGTATGAGAGTGAAGATAAGAAAATGGGAAATGGAGAATACCCTATTGCAGATCCTCGATTCAATTCTTATTGTGAGAGGCGAGCAACTCATATTAAAAAAATTGGTATGGTACTAAGTGCTTCTCATTCAGATGATCTAATAGTTGGAATTGATGATTTTAATAGGGCTTTGACTATTCTTGAGAAAACAGAAAAGAAAATGTATCGAGTCTTCGGTGGGCTTGGAAGTTCTTTGACAGGTGCGGTTCTTCAGAAGATCATCATGTTCTTGGCAGTTAATAAGAAAGTTAAACGTTCACAAATCCTAGAGAAATTCAAATTTGATATAACTACTGTACAACTTCAAGAAATTGAAACTGCTTTGCAGCAAATGAAATATGCTAGGATTGAGATGGTTGATAATAATAGTGATAGGCTTTATACTTATATCGGGCCACCAATTCTTTAAGGGGAGAATGAGATGTGCGAAGAACAAATATCTTTATTGACCGAAGCAGTTATTGATCTATTTTGGGTTAGTGGAATGATAGGACTTGGGATAATGTTTGCAGTTTTACTCCTCGCTGGGACTATTCGAGAAAAAAGAACTAATTGTTCACATTTTGAAAGGGTTAGATAAAATGCCCAACAAACCTAAAGGAAAAAGAATCTTAATAATGGGACTGAATGATTCAGGGAAAACAACCTTCTCCCAACTTCTTCAGAAGAAACTTAAATGCCCTTATTTCAATGCTGACCAAGTTCGGGCACAATTCTTTGACTATGATTTTACAATAAGAGGAAGGAATCGACAAGCTAGAAGGATGAAAATTCTCTGTGATTGGGCACTTAAACTTGGGCATGAATATGCTATTGCAGATTTTATCTGCCCAACTCCTAGGACTAGGAATCTTTTTCTTGCAGATCATTGTGTCTTTTTAGACACTGTTAATAGAACTCCTTTTCTTGATACTCAGAGAATATTCACAACTCCAACTCTTTACATTGATGCAGATTTCAGGGTTATTCTTAGAAGAAACTTTGAAGAAGCAGTTGAGAATTTTATCTGGACTAAGTTGAAAGTAGAAGATTCAAGAGTCCCAATTAGTCAACGAGGAATTAGAAAGGAGAAGGAATGATTGAATTTGCTACTATTCCAGAATATTGTGATCAAACAAATCATTGTATGTTTGATGCAGTAGTCTTTGGTACAAATCCACATACCGATTCTGAGGGTAAAAGTGTTTTATGCAAAATTGTTGGAAAGTGTAAAATGTGTGGTAAGAAAGTTTGTAACTATGGAGAGGCTAATGCTTCTAGAACTTTTTCGTTTGGGAATGTAAGAAGAAAAGGTTTACACTGTCAAATCTGTGCCAAATCAATTGTGGAAGTTGAGAAAGAGTTTCCTTCAATAAAATCAGGTGTTATAGTTTGGCAGAACTGTGATGGTTATGGAAATGTTTATTCTAAAATTCTAAATCACCACACTCTTAAAATGGAAAATAAAAGATGCGGCTCTTGTCCTGGATGTATTGCTTGTATAGAAGATGCTATTATTCATTCTTAAAGGGAAAGGAGGCCCGCCACAAAACGCGGGCCTCTCTTGGAGGGAAAAAGAGAAAAGAACTACACTTCTTTTATCACGGCCCTTTTGATTTCCTTGGCATCAATCTTACCAAGCTTCACAAGAACCTCTGTCACCCATCCCAAAACTGTCGTAAATACATTCCACGCTTTGTTATCAAAAGGAGTCTCAGTCCATTCAACAAATTTCTCTGCATATGGAGAAATGAAATGAGCGGTTAAAACTGTTGTAACTAATCCTACCATTGCCCCACCACTACTAGGCTCCGCAACAGCATCACTTACCAATCCAATGACAGAAATGACTGGCCCAACAAAAGGTATAAGTTCAAGTATTGTTCCGAGCATATCTTTCCTTTCCTTTCAAAAGAAACTAAGATTTATCAAAAGCCTTAGGCAGCCAATCTGCCCATTGGGGAATCAACACACAAGCGAAAATTATCTCTATTCTCAAATAATAGATCCATCCAGCCAAATTCTTCGGTTTCTCAATTTGATGTTTTCTATCCAATGAGTATTTGACAAGAAGCCAGAGGGCAAATCCTTGGAAAACATATCCAGGAATATTAGTTAAAATTGCAACAAGTTCTTTGCTCATCTTCAACGATCTCCATGCCTTTGTGCGATGTGTGAATTTTTCCATTCCTCAAGATTGGTGATCTTTGTATCAACAATTCCTGTCCATCGCATAACAACGGCGAGAATGGAAATGACTGTTATAAATGTTGCTATGTTCATTCCATTAATTAATATCTGGAATGAAGATGGAGATCTTCGATTGTTATTGTTGTTATCATCACTAGCCATTTTAATCTCCTCAACTCCCAAGAAAAAAGCTAAACAACTACTTCCCAATGTGCAAGATCATCAAAGTTCTGATCCATTATATTACCATCTCTGTTCCAATCCCCACCCCACCGAACTTGGATATTTAGATCAATTGCGACGGCTTGAACAAAGCCAGCTAGTTGATAGAATCGCCCAAGTTGTTTTGCGTAGATTTTTATTTCCTTGTTTGTTTTCTTGAAATCCACTGTACCCATTCCAACGTAAAGTTCTGGTTTATTGGGCCATCTCATTGGATAAGGCAAGAAATGAATTGCCTGGCTTGGCTTCTTATTGTGTTCTGAATCAGGGAATTTGACTTTACTATTTCCAGAAGCAAAAGCTTTATCTTGTGCAGCCTCCCCACGAACTCCATCACGGGCTGAGAAATCAAATTTATAAATTCCTTTTCTTCGCTTTTTCTCAGCATCAATTCTTCGAGACATTTCATAAGCGAGTCTTTTCAAATCTGGATGGACTCCTTTGAGAGAATCTCGGGATTTTTTTCCTAGAGCCATTTCTTTTAATCTCCTTAAAAAAAATTAAGATACTATTCCATAGAGACTGATATGCCCAGAAATATAAGTGCCTGATGTAAAAAATCGCACAGCATTTGGAAGACCACCACCTGTATACTGTCCAGTTGATAGATATGAGATTTCATTACCCCCAGAATCTTGAGCGCTGACCATACAATGCATAACAAGTACATCAACACCAAAATTAAATAGTTTTATCGTGGAATTAATCCCAAGATTACTTGCTGAAACTACCTCACCTAATATTTGATAAGACGTAGCCAAATCATCTACTGAATCATTTGAAGCTCCAATTTCAGAATATTTCATATTTGCATAATCTAATGCTCCAGCTTTAAAAGTTATACCTCCATCACTACTAATTCTAATTCCAAAGGTCTTTGATGTTCCAAGTATTCTTACTCCAACTAAAACAAATTCATAAGAAGCATATCTGCCAAAGAATACATGCTCACCAAAAGATGTAAAATCTATCTCTGTAGTAAAATTTGAAACATTCTTTGATTCTATTAACTCTCGACCAGGAGTAGTTCGGAAAGCAGATATTGCAACTCGTTCATCTGTGATCAAAGAATTTCTTAGAATTGTTGTACTTGTCTCTAATCTAAATTGACAGTTTGGAATCTTTTCTGGTGGAAGATCAGGAGGTGTTGGTGAAATCGCTTCAGTACCTGATACTAATTCATAAACACCAGTATCAGGATTAATCACAACTCTATCTATTCTTGGGTTCACACCAGGAGCCTCAATTCCTCCGCTTCCCTCAGATATAATCTGAGAAGCAATAGTATCCATTCCATTGTTTCCAATTAGATTAGGATTATTCAGGATAAATCCTTCATCTATATAAAGGCTTAAATCATCTGGCCCATCACCACCTTGTGTGATTATAGCAAAACTAAATCCAGTGTCTATATCAACAATATCCGTCGCACTTCCTTGATCTCTATTACTTATTGTAACTATATCTGAAGCAACTGAACTATTAAGTTCAGCTAAAGCATCAATCGCTGCATTCATAGCAGCTGCAATTGTGGCAGCAGAATCATCACTTGTATAATCTATTTGAATTCCTGTTGCCCCACTAAGACCTGGATCTGAAGAACCACTAAGATCTGTGGCATTGAACCAAATATAGAAATCAGTTGTTGGGCTTGAAAAAGTAAAATAAGTTCCATCAAGATTTCCTGCTACATCAGCAACAGTTGTGACTTCGCTGATCTTTGCAATCGCGGGCTTCTCATGTGGAGCAAAAGCAGCTGCTATTCGCCCGAGAAGAGCGATGGAAGAATCTATATCAGCTTTATATTGAGAAGCTTCTTGAATTGTAAAATTGGGAGGTCTATATTCAGGTTGCTCAGACATTTTTTATTCCTTTCTCTTTCTTCTTATTTTTAAGGCTTGAATTAATCTTCTGCAATCAGAGAGCTATTATTACCCGGCCTCCACCGTGGGTTTTGCCTCTAACAATTTTATCGTTTCTTCCAAGTCTGTGATTTTTTCTTCGAGTTGCTTGTTTTCCTGCAATGCAATCTCAAGTTGCTGCCCAAACTCTGCGCCAATGTTGAATACTCCTACTACGTCAAGTGGCCTCATAATTTATCCTTTATGGAGCAGAAAGAACGCCATTGGCATCTGCTACAACTGTTCGTGAGCCTGCCCCAGCTAAGTTGGTAATTGTAACAGCACCAGCAGAGGTAATCCGTATCCTTTCCAGCCCCACTGTTGCAAAAGTCATTAAATCAGCGCTATGAAAATATGTTATTGCACCACGCCAACCCGCTGCTCCACTATCCGTGAATTTTATCTGACTGAAACTCGCAACATCTGCAATAAGATTAATATTGCAATTACCGTCATTCTCCAGGATTAAGAAATCCTTTGCGCCAACTGTGGGGAAACTTGCGACCGCCCCATCAGAGCCAACAATAGATATTTTTGATGTAGCCACTCCAAAAGTGCCTGCTCCAACAATAAGTTGCCCGGAAGAATTGAGAAAAAAAGCGTTAACCGCATTTGTATCTATCGTCATGGCTGGCGCTGTATCTATTGTCCCGCCCGCCCCAATTTCAAGGAGGTTGCCATTGGGGTTAATTTGGTGGATGCGTTGGCCGCTCTGGCTCCGAAGCCAAATACCTTTCTCTCTCCCGGCACTGCCCCCAGAAACGTTTAGCCACCCCGACATGTATTCAATGTCACCAATAGCGACAACCCCACTCGTTACCCGCAAACCCTTATTGAACGAAAAGGCATCCTCGCTCACATCCAGGGAGAGTATCGAATCGCCCGTAAACCCGGCTTTCAGCAAATCCATATCCACATCGGAGCCGGGGTCGAACACCAGCGTCCCGGTCATGCTTTCCGAGCCATCTTTTGGAAGAAATAACCCTATAGCAAAAGCAGTTTCCTCAGCAAGTTTATCTTGTGCTGCTGCAGGACTAGCATGAGGCTCAGCCGCATTTACAGCTTGATAAGCAGCTATTAATCGTTCTTTAAGACTCATTTTGCAACTCTCTAAACATTGAGTGAAAAGGTAGTAGCTTCCCAATCAGCAACCCCAGCAACAGGAGCACCAAGGAAATCTCTTAGATGCAGAGTAAATTGTACTTTATCTCGATCAGTAAAACCAGCATATCGAGCGATAATCCCAACAGGTGTCACTTTGATTCTTGGAGTAACAAAGAATGGAAGTGTGAATTCTATTATTAATCCATCTATTGGAATTTCAACATCTGTTGCTCCTTCACTTCTCGGTTCAACATCAACAGAGCCAGTGTAAGAAGAATAGAAAGCGATTCCGGCTGAATTATCAGATCGCAACCGATACTGAATTTTTCGGGCAAAGATTTTATTGACTGAAATCAACTGCTTCCAAGGAGTAAAGATTCCCGAGTCATCTGCCCATCTAACTTCTGTTTCTGCTGTAAAACCTACATCAAAATCCTCATTTACTGCCTTTCCAATAGTTGATAATGTTAATCTAACTGCGTGGGCTGTATCTGCTGCTAATGTGATAAATCTAATTCTAGCACTCATGGCAGGAGTTGTATGCAAGTCCT